CGATCCCCAGCTGGGGCCCCACCTGGCCGACCTGGCCCCACCTGGCCCCACCTGGCCGATCCCCAGCGGGGGCCCCAAACAGAAGGGGCCCCCGGTATGACCGGGGGCCCCTTCGGTGCGGCAGAGGGTGTGCTATGCGGCGAGGGTCGAAACCCGGAAGACGCAGTCGAAACGGGCCCGGTGCTTTGCCTCTTCGTCGGTGCGCTTCACCTGGCGGCTCTTCGCCTCCTCCGCAAACACCCGAGGGGGTTCCGCCGACCTGGCGAAGCGGGTTCCCTCTCTGAGCAGACCGACTAGCTCAGACAACCAGAGGCCGACTGTTGCCTTTCGGGCTTCGACGGCGAGGGCAACAGCCGACTGCGATTCTCCCCCGGCCAGTAGAAGGAGGGCCCTCTGTATGGTGTCTGAATCGTGTTTGGGGGTTGCGTGCAGTAGACTCGCCGTCACGATTGCACGTTCCACATCAGTGACGGGTTCCTCTTCGACTGCCTCCAAGGGGAGGTGTGAGGCCCGGCTGTCCCCAAGGCGGCTGAACCCGAACGTGATTCGGGCTTCTCTCCCGAGGGCCCGGAGGGACAGAAGACGGATGAAACCAGTGACCCGACCCTCGCCGCATTCGGCCACCTCCAACAGGTCGGCGAGGACAGTGCTCAGACAGTCGTGGACGAATTCCCCTCTGGCCGTTGCACCTACCAAGACGAGGGAACGACCTCGTTGGGAGGAGAGGAACGCCGAGAGGGACCTCTGGACGCAAGACTCCACTGCGCCGAGGACCTCTGGCAGGTGAAGACGGGCTTGCAGGTGGTGAAGGCCCTCGTCGCCCTCCAAGGCCCGAAACCAGGTGCGTACCTTGGCGGAGGGCAGAGGGTAGTAACGCCCGGCCACAGAGGGGTTAGGGGCCTCGTCGGCGGGCTTCTTCGGTGCGGGCTTCGGGCTTCTCTTGGCGGGCTTCCGGGCTTCGGGCTTGCGAGGGTCCCTCTTCTCAAGTTGCCCTCCGCCAACAACCCCCGGAGGCCCGCCGAGGGCCCCTCTGGTATGTACGGCGAGGGAGAGGGAGGCCTCCCTCGAAAGGGGAGGTGGGGTCGGTGCGAGTCCCTTCTCCAGAAACACCTTGGCGGGCTTCGGTGCGGGCTCCTGCTCCGTCGGTATCATCAGTGCGCCTCCTTAGGTCGGGTGTGCGTGTTGGGAACACGCCCGGAGAAGATAGCACACCTTGGCGGAAGAGGTCAAGGGGGTTTGTGGGGCCCCACCTGGCCGATCCCCGGCCTGGCCGACCTGGCCCCACCTGGCCGACCCAAGGTGGGGCCCCGCGCAACCAGGGAAGCAGTTTTATAATTCTCATTATGTAAACCTACCGAATCAGTCAACATTCGGACTTTCGACGAGGGCGGTCATGCCCGGTTGGCGCACCGTAAGAGTCGAACATCTGTGCTATTCACCGGCAATCCGACCGATCTTCGAACAGACGTTCGACTACGGGCCTTGAAGCGAACGTATGTCCGACTCAGGGTACGACTATTGTGGTACTGGGATACCAATACCCCCCAGGGGTAATAGGCGCCACGCTGGACCGCACAAAAAACTGGGAATCTGGGTATTGACAGCCCCCGCCGTTTCTGCTACTCTGCCCCCACAACGGAAGGAGGGGCGCTGGATGGCTCAACGTAGGCGCAGCCAAGTCATAGTCATCGAACGTGGACGGGGTTGCCGGTGCTCGTTGGTGCCGAAGGGCCGAGGGTTCGAGTTCCGCGTACAGGACTGCTACCAGGAGCAGGGCTCTCCGCACGTCGAGTGCTATGACTACCCCTGCCCCCACGGCTCGGTAGTCAGGAAGCTCCAAGAGGGGGACATCCATCAGAAGCCGGGCTCGTTCGTGGTCACTGTGGTTGACGATGGGCAGACGCGCCTGACTGCCCGTGCGCCACTTGTTCTCACGGCAGAGCGTCTGGGGGACCGTTACGAGCTCTCGTACCCTAGCCTTGGGCTCCTGGGCCGCAGCCACGAGTCCTTCGAGGCCGCCGAGACGAGGGTCGCTTCGTCCCTCGCGTGGTTCTGGAGGATGTACGTGCTGACCGCGGACTCCAAACTCACGCCGGCTGCCCTTCGTCTGAAGCGAACCCTACTCGATCTCTTCGAGGAGAACCCCACATGATACGAGTCACGACGGCGTATGAGTGTCCGAAGTGCCAGCTGGTGTACACTCGCAAGGAAGCCCTACGTGCCGGTCCCCTGGTCTCCTGTACGGAGTGCGGCGAGCTGCACCCTGGGGGGTTCTTCTACGGGTACTGTGAGGAGTGCGAGTGCGAGAAGTACAAGGTCGTGTCGAAGATGGCGTGTGAGGGTGACTGTGCTGTGGCCCTGCTCCCTCTTCGGGTCCTGCAGATCACGAACCGGGAGCCGTGGGGAGGGGCTGCCCAGGAGGCGTCGGACGGTAGCCTCTTGGTGCGGTTCACGAAGGCGGACCTGAAGCGCATAGCTGCCGAGCAGGAGGAGCAGGGATGAACCAGTGGCGTCTCGTTCTACTGGTGTGGGCATTCGTGCTGCTTGCGGTGGCGCACATCACCCGGAACCTTGGGTGGCCGGCCTGGACGGTACGGGTGGAGGTCGGGCTGGCGTGGGTGGCGATGGCGTGGCTACTCTGGCGAGAGGAGTGGGGACGATGAAGCAGGTTCAGGTAGTCGAGCGGGACGAGGACCGTGACTGTTCGGTCGTCCGCGAACTTCGTGCGGAGGACATCCCGGCGGACCTTGCGGCGGATGCGCTGGGGCTGTGGTGTGTACGGGGCAACCCTGACATTGACGATCTGCGACTGGCCGCGTCGGGAGGCTACATGGACCCTGCCACGCGCTCACGGCTGGAGGAAGCGGCTCGTCGGGTCAGGGAGGCGGTGTCTCATGCCTGAGCGTCGAGTGATCTACACCTGGGGGTATGGCGATAGCCGCACGTTCGAGGACCTGCTGAACGCGCTGCCCGAGGAGTTGCGGAGACCTGGGTGGACCATCTTCATGGACGTGCGCCGGTCGCGGGGCTCGCGGAACCCCTCCTGGCACTGTGGGGACCGCGCCTTCCCGCCGGCGTTCTACACCGAGGCGGCTCGGCGGCAGTACGTCTGGCTGTACGGCCTGGGTACCTCCGGGGAAGCCGGGCCAGGAGTGTGGCTCCCCGCGTATGGTGAGTGGTTGAGGCGTGAGCAGATGCTCGACGCTGCCCGTGAAGTGCGTCGGTACCGGACGGCCGTCCTCATCTGCGCTGAGCAAAACCATCGGCGGTGCCATCGGACGCAGGTGGCGGCCTTGCTCGCTGAATGGACGGGCGCCGAGGTTGTGCATCTTTGAGTCTTGCCGGTCGGCCCTCGCTGTCCGGTGAGTGGCCCTCGGAGAGGCCCTGCTGCGGAAATGTGATAGGGGCACGGGTACCCCGCAGCTATCCTGTGCGCCGACCGGCAACACCATTCCCGCTGCGGCGGGAGCCCGGCGGTGGAGGGTGACGTGAAGGTAGGACGGGGCGTGGCCTTGCGACTGGCAGCGGCGTCGCCACCTACACCTTCGCAGCCCCCCGACAGGGGACGACCCTCCACCGGCCAGCCGGGCAACAGGAGGCACGATGACCAAACGACATGCACGGTGGATGGGGCGGGCCGTGGTGGGGAGTGCGACGGGTTGGTGGTGCGCCACTCACCCCTACACCCCAGGGAGTCAGTGGGCGTTCGTCCTGTGGATGGCGGTGATGTGTTTCAGCGTGTTGGTGGTGCTGGGCGCGAAGGCTGTGTTCGACTGGTACAACACCTTGCTGGAGGACGAGCAACGATGACCAAGCCGCAGTGCTTCCCGATCCTGCTGTTCCAGGATGGGTACTCAGGGCGTAACGATGAGGAGTGGAAGGTCCGCCGCGCGGCACTGCTGCGGCAGGGGCTGGCGGCGATCTGCAACGAACTGCGGCAGCTGGGCTGCCCCGCCCCGCCCCCCGACTGGCTGGAGCGGGCGGACAAGCTGCAGCGCCTGCGCGACTACGCTCTGAGTCGACTGAGGGTCGCCAGCGATCGCGCCGAGGCCTTCACGCGGACCGGTGTGGACCCTGAGGGGGTGACCGGTACCGACCTGCTCAGGATGCTGGCGGAGTGGGGCGGCGCGGCGGAGGCGCTGAGAGGGGCTTGTGACTTGCTGAGTGGGGAGGCGGAGGGGTGAGGAAGTCGCCGGCTGTTCGTTGGAGTGGCATCCCGGGGTTCAGCATCGCTCGGCAGGTGCGACTGCTGCAGTACGACCCAGGGCTTCCACTGGCGTTGTCGGTCGAACTAGGAGAACGGTACTGCGCCTGCCTGTGGTTGCAGCACACCCCCGACCACTCGCTGCTCGTCCTGGACGAGTACGTTGCGGGTGGGAGGACGTTCAGGGAGAACGTGGAGGGCTTGCTGGGGCAGCACCGGAAGCGGGGCTACGGGAGGATCGCCTGGGTCTCCGTTGACCCGGACCCCAACTACACCCATACGCTCCTTCGGCTGGACTACGGGCTGCCCACCACCTTCCGCCGCCCCGCCGGGGTTGAGCAGGTACACGCGCTGCTGCCGCGTATCGTCGTCGACCAGGGCTGTGAGGAGACGATCCGCGAGCTCAGCGGCGCCTCCGAGGTGGTCCCCTGCCTGGACGCGCTTCGGTACGCCACCGCCGTGTGGCTCAACTTCATCGAGAGAGACCGGGTGCTTCGAGTAGCGCATCCGGCGCTCCGCGGGTAAGCGAAGCTAGGAGGAAGACACCATGTCGTGTCAGCTTGGAGTGGTTGCACCGCAGGAAGCGAGGGAGATCGTGCGCCAGCTGCTCGCGATGCTGAGGCAAAAGCGTCGCGGGGTACCCCAGCCGGGCCAGCGCTGGCGGAAGCGGGGGGCGCCGACCGTCGAGGTGGAGGTGACCTACTTCCACGACGAACAGGTGGGGCCGTTTTCGTTGGGGCCCTTGGTGCGTATCGAGTCGGACTTGGGCGCCCGCCTCTGCACGCTCGACGAGTTTCGCGCTGAGTACGAAGGCCCGCTGCCTGACGCGCCGGCGCACGAGGATCGGGTGGAGTACGTGCCGCTGGTTGACCCGCCGGGCGAGTACGGCAGGGATGGGGAGCACCGCCTGAGCGTGCGCGTCGAAGGCCGTGGGGCGAGTCGGGTAGTCACCATTGACGAAGAGGACTGCCACGTTGGAGACAGGTGGCACCGATACGGGAGCGACGCTCGCTTGCGTCTCGCTCCAAGTGAGGCTCGTCTGCTGCTGTCCGCGCTGGCGAAGGTTCTGCACTGGAAGGAGGAAGAGACCCAGTGACAACGACGGATGGAACTGCGACGGAGTGCCCGTGGTACCACACCACCTCGGTGGGCAGCGAATGCTGCTACCTGCTGGACTTGGGTCGGGCCGACAACGCGAAGCAGTGCCTGTTCTGGGGGAAGGGCCTGCCGCACGCGCGGGAGGCGTGCCCGGTGCGGGCGTTGGGTGCCGAGGCTCACATCCCGTTCTTCACGAGCCTGAATGCCGCATTGGAGAAGCGGCACTCCATTTGTGACGCCGCGCCGGAGGCTGCCGTGAAGACGGCCCTCGACGCGATCTTCGGCGAGCGCGGGGCTGCGCGGCGGATCGGTGACGACGACCTGCGTGCGCTGCGGTCGGTGCTGTGCTTCCTCGTTGCCTTGAAACAGCAGGGCCGGCTGGGCGCCACGCTCTCCGCGGACACGGACCGTCTGCTGGCGTGGCAAGCGGAGATCGAAGCCAGGGATGCAGATCATGGAGGCGATCCATGCTGAACCCTGACCTGCTACGCGAGGCCGCAACCCACGCGAAGGAGACCGCCTACCGACTCCGGCGCGGCGGCATGGCATCCCCTGGTGTGGCGCTGACGTTGGAGCAGGGCGCCCAACGAGCCGATGAAGTGGCTGCGGCGTTGATTGCCGCGGCGGGGACGATCGAGGCCAGCCGGGCGTTCACGCTCTACCTGCCGGAGGGTTGGTATGTTGACGAACTGACCGCCTCCTCACTCGACGGCCTGGAGGCCTCGTTGGTGTGGCCGTGTGAGCGTTGGAGCTGCAGTGTCTACAAGGACGACGAGGTGCTTTGTTCCTACGGCACGGGCGCGTCTCCGACCGAGGCGTTGCAGGCCGCGCTGAAGGCGAGGGCGGATGAAATTGGCCTTGACAGCCCAGCGTGAGTGGTGTAGGCTGACGTGGGGCCGAGGTAGCCCAACTGGCAGAGGCATCCGCCTCAAGAGCGGAGCAGTGCGCGTTCGAATCGCGCCCTCGGTACCAGAGAAGAACATCCCGACTGGAGGAAGTGCTGTGATGCTGACAAAGCCGGTCGCTCTGATTGTGGATGTCCCAGTTGACTGCGGGGACGAAACTGCGAGGTGGCTTGCCGAGGCTTTGGCGAAGGAGCTACAGAGACAGTGGTTGCGTTGGCCCGTGGTAGTGGGGAGCGCTGAGGGGCTCGCTTCGTTGGCCGAGCCGACCACGATGCTGTGCGTTATGTGGAAACACTGCAAGAAGCACCCGGCGTATGGGATAGAGGGGCTCACCGCTGCCCATGCGAACTGCCCGCACTTCGTGGTGGGAGGGGTGCTGCAGGAAGGCCGGAAACACTCGATCCCAGACCCCTCCTTCCGCGCGCCGAGCCACGCTGTCGTTCAGGGAGGGACGTGCATCTGCGCGGCCTACGAGCGCGTTGACTCTGGAGGCGACACACAGGATCATGGGTGAGCCGACCACCTGCGGTGAGGAGAGAACCATGCTGGACTGCACCAAACCTCTCGGTCGTAAGGCTTACGGGTCCATCCCGCACTTGCCGGGCTCGCGCAAAGGCCAGGGTGACCACGACATCGGAGAGGGCCCGGCCCGTATCTGCACCGAGCGCCCCCGTGGTCGGTGGGACCTCGTCATCATTCAGGAGAAGCTGGACGGGGCCTGCTGCGCGGTCTACAAGGATGACGGCGGGATCGTGGCGCTGAGCCGCTCGGGCCGCTTGGCCCACACGTCCCCCTACGAGCAGCACCAGCTCTTCGCGGCGTGGGTGCGGGAGGAGCATCGCCGCTTCGACCGTCTCCTGCAGCCGGGCGAGCGGGCGGTCGGGGAGTGGCTGGCGCAGGCGCACGGGACGATGTACGAGCTGCCGCACGAGCCCTTTGTGATCTTCGACATCATGCGAGGGATGCACCGGGCCTGCTACCACGAGGTGCTGGTGCGGTGTGCGGTGCAGTGGTTCACCACTCCAAACACCCTGCACGTGGGTGGGCCGCTCCCGGTCAAGACCGCGCTGGAGTTGCTGGGGGAGCATGGCGGCCACGGCGCGCTGGCAGTGGCGGAGGGGCTGGTCTACCGCGTGGAGTACCGGCGTGGGGTCAAGCACCCCCGAGAGGTGGACTTCCTGGCCAAGTGGGTGCGGCCCGACAAGGTCGACGGGCTGTACTTCCCGGAGTTCCGGGACGAGAACCACATGCCGCCCGAGTCGGTCAGGCTCTTGAAAAGCGTGTACAACGACCAACCTGTCTGGAACTGGAGGCCGACGAATGACCATCACGAGTATCCGTAAGGGTTTCGCGACGAACAGCAGCACGTGCGAGTGGTGCTGCTGGCTTACAAGGGCGGCGTGGGGCGGGCCGCGCAGTCCCCTCCGTATGCGTCCGATGGGTGGGTGTCGGTGGTGAGAGACTCCAAGGCGTTGCGGGATGGGCTGGTGGCGGTGGACACCTTCCTGTGTCCGGTCGTCGCGGAGGAGATGCCCGAGATCGACCCGCGAACCTACGAACTGCACGACGGCCGGTACTCGTGCTACTACGACGCTGTCGCTAAGCGCGTGGCCGTCCACTCGTTCATCCCTCCCGAGGCGCAGACGCAGTGCGGCGTCTACGGCATCAAGGAGTGGTGGAGGAAGACGCACGGCTTGGAGGAGGTTGAGGGTGAGTAGTCGAATTGTGCAGGCGGACGCGCTGGAGTTCCTGCCGACGCTCGACGCGTCGTCAGTCCAGCTGACCGTCTTCTCGCCGCCTTACGACGGCATCCGTGACTACCACTCGACGTGGGACCCGGCGGTGCTGCTCGCGCTGGGGCCCGAGCTGCTGCGGGTCACCGAGGAGGGAGGGGTCTGCTGCGTGGTGCTGCAGGACGGCACACAGGACTACGCGAAGACCCTGACCTCCTTCCGCACGGTGACGGCGTGGGCCGACTGTGGGTGGCGGCTGTTCGAGTGCTGCATCTACCAGCGGCAGGGGCGGCCGGGGGCGTGGTGGAACACCCGCTTCCGTGTGGACCACGAGTACATCTTCATGTTTCTCAAGGGCGCGAAGCCGCGGGCGTTTGACAAGGAGCCGCTGAAGGTGCCCAACCCCTCCGCGGGGAAGCGTCACGCCGGCACGGATCGCCGCACTGACGGCCGCCTGATCTACCCGAAGCACGGTCGCAACGCGGCCTTGAAGTGCCGGGGGACGGTGTGGAAGTACAACACGTCGACGACGGAGGGGAACGTGGTGAAGGCGCGGCACCCGGCGACGATGCCCGACGCGCTGGCCCGCGACTTGATCCTCTGCTTCTCGGCGCCAGGGGACTTGGTGCTCGACCCGATGTGTGGCTCGGGGACGACGTGTGTCATGGCGCAGGAGCTGGGGCGTCAGTGGCTGGGGGTGGAGGTAGCGGAGGAGTACGTGCGGGTGGCGCAGGAGCGGGTGGGGGGGGGGGGGGCTCAACAGTGACCGCGGGCTGCCGGCGGCTGCTACTCAGGAAGGAGCGTGGGATGGCGAAGCAGACACAGCCCCTTGACCTTCAGGGTCCTTGGGTTGACTGGGATTGGGTGGACGAGGTTCCATCTGATACGCGTCAGCTGACTGAGCGCTTCGTGGCGTGGCTGGTGGGACAGCACCCGACCTGCTCGGTGACGGAGGTCCTCTTCATTCAGTGGGGTGACTACGAGAACGGCGGGTGTTTGCGGCGCGGCATGATCGACCACGACAGCGGGGTGGTGAACGTGTACTGCGACGGGCTCTCCCCTTCTGCGATCTTGCTGGTGGTCGGGCACGAGTTCGCGCACAACATCCTGGGGAAGGGCGTCGACGAAAGTGCGTGTGACGATTGGGGGGAGCGAGAGGTGGCGTTTTTCCTGGCGAAGGACTTGCCGCAGGAGTTCATGGACCACCTACGGACTCCAGAGGGGGAGGCGGCGTGGGACGCGTTTGTGGGAAGCCGCGAGGAGTACCGAACGTTACGGGCCGGGACACAGGAGAGGAGCGTCGATCGATGACCAACGACGGGACTGCAGACTACGTTCGTGAGTGCAACGTTCGCTGGGGAACGCTTGCCGAGGTGTTGGGTGCGAGGGGGATTGCGCTCGTAGATGATGGGGGCTTCGCCTACACGCGCAGGGCCGTCCGCGAGGGGCACAGGGCATCTGTCTCCGTCTACCTTCACGCGCCACACTCGAACATCTGGGGGCGTGGGCGGCCGGACTTCGAGATCGAGGTTGCATCATCGCACGACCGGAGGCAGACCTTCAAGTCTGGGAAAGAGGGGTTTGATTGGCAGAAGATCGCCGACAAGATCGAGCGTAGCCTGCGGGCCAGCGAGGCGAAGTTGGCCACACAGGCAGAAGAGAAAGAGCGGTACAATGCAGCGAGAGCGGCGCTCCTCCTAGTCGCTCAAGGGCTTGGCCTTGCGGGAGGTAACGGCATCAGCGATCGTATCGGCGGAGTCGCGAGCCCTACCAGCGACGGGGATGTGTCCTTCGTCTTCCGCTGCTCGGTAGGTCAAGCCTCTGAGGTGCTTTGGCTTCTGAAGCGCGTGGGAATCGCGAAGCTGGAGGGAGAACCCGATGATCCGACTGCCTGAGCCGTCCCCTCGCTCGCCGGCGTTCGGAGCCGCAGCCTGCCTTGCTCTGGCGGTGGCGCTGGTGTGCCTCCTCTGGCCGTGCGGCCGGGCGCGAGGGGCGGAGGTCGCGAACCAATTCGCCCTCGCCAAGTGCCGCCTGATAGTACGGGAGTGCTACCCGAACTCGGGGTTCTACCCTTGGTGCGGGACGCTGCTCGCTGAGCACGAGAAGCGCGGGAACCGGGACTTCGCGGCGCACTGGTGGTGGAGCCTCGTCTATGGCGGTGCGGACTTCGGGCTCCGCGTCGGTGGTATCGCGCCAGGGAACTGCGCGGGTCCAATGGACGTGAAGGCCTGGCCACTGGTGCTGGAGCCCGGCGCGAACATCCGGCACCACGTAGCAGAGGCGCGGCTTGGGTACCGGCTGGGCTACCACGAACGGCGAAACTGCGAGTACGTGTTCTTGCCGTCTGCCCCGCGAGACTGGGGCGGGGGGCGCTTCGCGCGGACAGATGCCCGACACCGGACTGTAATCGCGAGGGCGTACCGAGAGGGGAAGCTGCCGTGAACGAGAAGATATGGAGTGCTACCGTGAAACTGGGCGAGAGGCATTGCCCATACCGGGAACGGAAAGATGACGACTCGTACATATCGTATACCAAGGACTGCTATCGGATGGACTGGTGTTACGGGTTTGCGTTCGGTTTCCTCGGGGTTCCCGAGGACTGTGTTGGCAGCGAGATAGGTACCCGTTGTTTCTGGCAGGGGTATGATGCGGGCGAGCAAGCACAGGTGCAGGTCCAAAAGGCGAAGGAGACGCCGACATGAGCAAGACTAGCGAACTCGACCTGCTGGAGTTGGAGGCCGAACTGACGTGGGAGGACCGCCTGCGCCGGTGGGGCCGGAGGGTGTGGGCGGCGATGCTGGGGCTAGGCTGCCCTGGTTGCGAGTCGTTGGAGAGGCAGGCCGACGAACTACGGAAGCAGCTTGCCGAGGAACGCGCGAAGTCGGCCCGCCTGCGGGACCTGCGCGAGTCGGAGCCGGTGCCCAAGGTAACGGACGCGGACCTCGCTGCCGCGTTCGGCACCCTGCTGCCCGAGCAGGAGCCGAGGTATGCCCTTCAGCCGCGCGTGGTGGACCTCCGAGCCTTGGAGGATGCGCTACTGGGCCACGTTTCGGACACGGCGACGGAGGGGCCTTGGCAGAGGGCGGAACCGATGCACCGTTCGTCCGGCTCTACGAGCCCGCCCCCCGCGCTGTACCAGCCGCCCGGCTGCTCGTGCCGGTGTCACGAAGCGCCAGAGGAACCCTCTGGCCCGCTGCCTTACGCCGAAGTCGCGCGGATGTGGCCCAACCCCTGCAAGGGTCCGTTGCCCGAAGCAACGGTGGCGATGGCAAAGCGCATGGCGCATGAACGTCCGGGGGGGGGTCTGTCTTCTGGAGGATGAATCCCCTGATCCAGTCGGCGGGTGATGTGCGAATGGCAGAGATCGCCGCCGAGAGGGCGGCGGGAGGAGAGGTGCCCAATGCCGAGGATTGACGTTGAGTTCGAGGCGGTTTGCGCGAAGTGCGGGGGGCCAATGGGCAGCAACGTGGACATGAGATCGGACCTCAACCCTTGGATGCCACAAATCATGATTGAGCCCTGCGAGAAGTGCCTCTCCGAGGCCAACAACGAGGGCTATAAAGACGGCTACAACCGTGGATGCGAGATGGCTGCGGGAGGTGCGGAGTGAGCAGCACCCCGATTGACGGGAAGATCATCCAAGAGAGAGTGTTCCCCGACGCCGGAATGCCGGGCTGGTGCTGGGATGTCATGGTGCGGAGGCCGGATGGTGAGGTGCAGAGATGGACCCCCATGAAGTCCTATGCCACCATCGACACTGCGCGGAACGTGCTGGCCCGCTGGCGGAAGTCGCGCCGGACGAGGGGCATGGTGCAGATGGACCGAAGACGGGTGAAGGAGGGCTGACCGATGTGCAAGCGCCACGGACTGACGGATGAGGAGTTCGCGCAGTGGGTGCAGGACGAGGCCGATGGCCTGCGGGCGTTCGTGGGGATACTGAGCGCCCTGGCGCTGGTGTTGTTCGTCGTGGGCATCGCGGTCGCGACCATCCTGCTGGTGGTGAGGTGATATGGTGGATACGCACTTGCTGCCTTCGGCCAAGGAAGTCGTGGTGCCGGTCACCGTCAGGGCGTCTCTCGTCGGCCGGACCGTGTTGGTACGAGTGAGCGCACCAAAAACGCAGGTAGACTGCTGGGTGGCGGTGGATGCCTACTCGCCGGAGACGTTGTACGCTGTCCTGGAGGGTGTTCTGCGAGGGCTGGGGTACTCGGAGAACGACATCGATTGTGTGTTGCGTGCGTGCTCGACGGGCTTGCCGATCCACCATCCACGCTACTACCAGCTAGAGACGGGCGGGGAGCGGGTTTCGTCGTGGGCGGATGGGGCTTGACACGCCTTGTGGGTTGTGGTAGTGTGGGGCGTCACTCGAACAGGAGGGTGGACATGCAGTTGACAGATACGCAGCGGGTCTGTCTCGACCGTCTGGTTCAGCAACACTGGGATGCCATACGCTGGCGAGTGCGATGCCGGGCATCGCTGCGGGGCTTGGACCCCGACGAGGTGTTGGGGGAGACGTTGTCGTGGGTGGCTCGGTACTTCAGCACGTTTGATCCTCGGCGTGGGTCGTTTCTCACCTGGGTAGGTCGGGTTGTCGAGAGTGTGACCATCTCGATGCTGCGGGCAATACGCGCCCGTGGGCGGTGCTTCTCGCTGCCTCAGCGGCTGGCAGGGGCGGGCAGCGCGCCAGCGCGGTTGGAGTTGATGCAGGCGGCGGGCGCCACGAGGGCGCTGCCGGGACGGGTGCGCGCGGCGGTGGGTCTCACTGGGTTGGGGTACACGCGGGGGGAGGTGGGTCGGGTGTTTGGGGTGTCACGCCAAAGTGTGCATCTGTGGCTGCGCCAAGCGCGCCAGCTGATGGTGGAGGGGGCCGTATGACTCCTGCGCTCTCTGCGGTGATTGGGACGAACGCTGAGCTGTTGCCGTCCACGTTGGAGATTCACGCCCCTGAGGGTTGGGTGGCGGACGTGACGTGGGGGGATGGTGTGTTCTGGCGAGGGGTGGACCTGTCGCGTTGGCGTCCAGTCGGCAGCGACCTCGCGCCTCGGAACGGGTGTCACGTAGTCGCCGACTTTCGGTGCTTGCCCTACGCTGACGGTTCGGTCCCGGTTGTCATCTTTGACCCCCCGTACATGCACGGGGGCGACACGGTCAAGGCCTCCATCAACTGCCGCTACCGGAACGCCTCGACCGACCACTCTCACGCGGCCGTGGTGGAGCGGTACATGGTCGGGCTGGTCGAGGCGAAGCGGGTGCTGCGCCGCCGTGGGGTATTGCTGGTCAAGTGCCAAGACGAGACGGTTGGGGGCAAGCAGCAGTGGTCGCACGTGGAGGTGCTTCAGATACTGGAACTGCTGGACTTCGAGGTGGTCGACCTGCGTGTGTTGGTGCAAACGACGCAGCCGTGCATGAGGCACGACTACCAGAAGACCTCCAGGAAGAACCACAGCTACCTCTGGGTGGCGCGAAAGCGAGGGCGCTCGGATGCTTGACCTGCACTTCATCGCGGACCACATTGGGAGTCCTCCTCTGCGGGCGCTGACGCGTCGCTTGTTGGACGAAGCGGACCCACAGTTCTGGGTGGCGCCGGCGAGCAGCACGGGCAAGTACCACCCGGAGTACGACTGTGGGGTGATGGGCCTCGTTCGCCACACCGGGGTGGTGGCGGTGAGTGCGGTGGACGCACTCCGCCGTTACTACGGAACGGGCGAGGTGCCGAGAGACATGGTGGACGTGGTGCTGTGCGCGGGCCTGCTGCACGATCTCTGCAAGAACGGCTACCCCGAGTGGGGCCCTTACACTCGACGCGACCACCCCCGCATCGGATCGGAGCGGGTCTGGGCGGAGCGCCCGTCGTTGGGGGAGAGCGCCGCGGCAGCCCGTTTGCTAGAGGGGGCCTGCTACGCGATCCGCTGGCACTACGGTGCGTGGACGGCCGACGCGCCGCGGTCCCCGTTGTACTTCGCGGCGGCCGCGCAGATGGGAGGGGTGGAGGCGGGTTCAGGGGGGCCCGAGATCGCGGCGCTGTGTCTGCAGGAAGCTGACTACTACAGCTCCCGTCGCTACTTGGGGGTCCCCGACCGGCAGCGGATGGTTGCAGTGTTGGAGCCGTACCGTGAAGTGTGATTCAGAGGAGGGTCGCGATGCGGACAGTGCAGGTACGCACACACAGCAGTGAGCACTGGGTGGTGGTTGGGAGACCCACACCAACCTCGGTGGAGGTTGTGTTGGCGCTGGCGAACGGCAAGCCCAGCGAGCGTAGCCCGCGCTTTGAAGCGTGCGGCGTCTGCTTTGCGGGGGACCCCACTGCGGCCGACGAACGGCAACGAAGGCCCGGGTTCTGCGCGCCAGCGGTGGTGATGGGGCGCTGCAGTTGGTGTGGGTTTGTGCACAGGCAGTCTGACGCCCAGCGGTACGACGCCGTGACTTCTGATGGAAAGGCCGCGAAGGCTGAGCGTGAGGCGTCGGTTGCTTAGCTTGGGCGGTGGGTGGGTACCTTCCTGTTGGTGGCTCTTATGCAGATCGTAGTTGACCACAACGGTTCTCCTCGGCGGTGTGAGGTAGGCGACGAGTGGCGAGGGTGTTGGGCCCGTATCCTAGCGAGCGGGTTCTGTGTGCGTACCCGTGCGCTGCCTCGTCGCTCGCTGCGGGTGAGTGTGTGTTCAGGGTCGACGGAGGTGGTGGGGGCGACGCTGCGTCGGGGGGACGCTGTTCGGGCGTGTGTCGAGTCGTTGCTGGGGATCATGGAAGATGGGGGCCACCTTGGAGACGACACCTAATCTGCTACTGGCGGACCTCAACGGGACGTTGATCCCAGACCAAGTAGCTTGCTCGGAGTGGGAGTTCCTGCCGTGGGTGGCGGAGGCGGTGGAGGAGCTGGGGGCGCTGGGGTGGGGGTTGGCGATCGTTACCAACCAGCCGGAGGACTTGTGGCCGGATGGTTGCTCGGCTGCGGACGTGGCGCGCTGGGTGGGTGGCGTGGCGCAGGTGTGTGCGGAGTTGCTCAGAGGGGATGTCTCTGTCTATGTCTGTGGTCATCGCCGCGATGAGGGGTGCAACTGCCGCAAGCCCAAAGCCGCGTTGCTGTGGGACGCGATCAAGACGGTTGGGGTGTGCTCGGAGATGGTGTGGATGGTGGGGGATCAGTGGAGTGACGTGCAGGCGGGGTGGACAGTGGGGGTGAAGACGTGTGCGGTGGGGCGCTTTGGGTACCGCCAGCAGGGGCGAACGCCCGTGCCGGCAGTGGGTCTTGCACTGCCCGACTTGTGGGTGCCCGACTTTCGAGCGGCCGTCAGAGTCATCACTAGCGGGGTGCTGGGCTAAGTGGAGTTGAGACACAAGCCTGAGACGTTTCCGGCGAACACGGCACGGGTCGTGACACCGTGTGGCAAGGTCTATGTGATCCTGGGCCGCGACCCCGATGGTCTGCTGGACGTGCGGCTGGTCTTCGGGAAGGCGGGGGGCTGCGTGGCCACGTGGGCGGAGGCGGTGAGCCGGCTTGCGTCGTTGATGTTGAGGGCGGGCTTTACGAAGCACGAGATCGCGGATGAGTTGAAGGGGCTGGCGTGCCAGCAGGGGGACAACGTCCGCGAGCATGTAGCGTCTACGTGTTTACACCAGATCGCGGAGGTCCTTGAAGGTGCAAGCACAGGACCTGATTCGGACGGGGCCGCTGCCGCCGGTGACAGCGGGGTGTAGGGTGGCGAATGAGCTGCTCGCTCGGGTGGAGGCGTCGACCGCACCGACCTACCTGATGGGTGTCAAGGACGCGGCGCAGCTCGTTGGGGTCAGCGACCTGTGGTTCATGCTGTGGCAGGCGCGGACGTTTACGACTGCCCGCACGCGGGTGGACTTGCGTGACTTGTGGTCGGTGCTCCGCTGGGCGACACGGGCGCAGTTGCGGTGCTTCGACTTGGTGCGGACGGCGCCGCGGGCCGTGTCGGAGGATGGCGTGGAGTTCTTCGATCTGATAGACGTGCTGGAGGATAACGGGTGGACAGTACCAACACGCTTGCGCGCAGCCTAGCCGAAGAGGCGCTGGCCCCGTTCCTGGGGAACGATCCTCGGCTTGTGCAGGAAGTCGCGCGACTGGTGGGCTATGAAGGGTACACCGTCGCAGAGGCCGCTGAGCAGCTGGGGGTGGACGCAGACTCGGCTCTGGCGACGTTGGCTGGACATGGTGGCTTTCAGGCGTTGGTGGATTCCTACCAAGGCGCGGCGACGCGAGAGATGGCGGCCAAGGTGGGCGCGCGTCTGCGTGAGCGAGTGCAGGCGGCCGGGGACGGCATCCCAGAGATCGCCGAAGGCGAGGCGCGAGCGATGCGGGCGGTCCAGGCTCTGCACAAGGAGCTGAAGGCCGGGGAGCGCGAGCGGACGCGACAGCGGGAGAAGTCGGAGGCCAGACGGGAGCGCCAACAGAAACTCGCGGTGTCGACCCATAGGGTGAACGTCACGGTGGAAGACGTGGAGGGCGAGTTCTCACTGGAAGGAGCGGCGCCGGCTCCACCTCCGGTTGCTGCGGAGCAGGAGGTGTAGGGTGGTCTACGAGCGGCTACGAGAGGTTGCGGCGGCGAAGGGTGGAGCGTTCGCTTGTCCGAGGTCCCACGCGAAGGTCACAGACGGGCAGGACCACTTCCCGTTGGACACCATCGGCCGAGCTCGAAACGCGCTGGCACGAGTGGCGCAGTACGACGCGAAGCCCGTCTGGTGGTCGGGGAGTTTGCCGGAGTTGGTGGCGCACGTCAAGCGGATGGTCAAGCGGGCGTACCCCAGCATCGCGGTGACGGAGTAGGCGGACTCAGATGCAGCAGGAACTCATTGACCCCGAGGGCTCGTTGGTGGTCCCTGGGCCGTGGGGGGACGTGCAGCTGGCGCACCCCAGGTGGACGCCGAACACTTGGTACGCGTTGGACGAGGTGACCCAGCGGCACGTCTATATGTGCCACGCCAGCTTGCCGTACTTCTTCCACCACATTGTGCTGCCGCAGGAGTCGGAAGCGGAAAGCAAGCCCTGGCCTGAGGTGCTGCCCGCGTTCATGGCGAACGCGCTGTTCACCGCGCAGGCGATGACCCCGCACGCTTCCGCGTTGGTCGCCGCGGGTCGCTTGGCCAGCCTGCTGCCAGAGTACCAGCTGTGCTACCTGGAGCCGATGGGCCACTTCAAGACGACGATGTTTGCGGTGGGACTGCCGTTGTGGCTCATCGCGCGTGACCCCAGTGTCGTCATCCTCATGGCCAGTCCGAAGGTTGACTTTGCCAGCGATCGTGTAGGGCGTGTGGTTGGTCACATCGAGGCCAACGAGCGCTTCATCGAAATGTTCGGCTACCTCCGTCCAGACAAGCCGCTGCCCGGTGACAGCTGGACGACCGAGAAGGCCACGGTGGAGCGGCCGAAGCGGAGAGCCAACCCCACCCTGCGTGCGTTTGGGCTGACCTCGGACGTGGTCGGGGTCCGGGCGGACGTGGCGATTGTTGACGATGCCGTAACCAAACTCAATATTACCACCGAGAAGTCCAGGTTCGAGGTCTTCGACTTCATCACGAACACGGTGCACGCTCGGCTTGACGCCGACAACCGGGTGATGTTCGTCATCGGGACCAGCTACCACGCAGACGATGCCTACCAGCGCATCGAGGCGTTGGCGCAGAGCACGGGCACCTGGAGGTTTGTGCGTAAGCCGGCGGTGCTGAACACCGACGAGGTGCCGTGGCCCCCTCCGCCTCCCGATGGTCGGACGGAGTGGCGAGCGGGGGACGAAGCCAGGATGGACTTCAGCCGCACGAAGGTGCTGTGGCCGGAGTTCTGGTCGGCGCCCAAGTTGTTTATCGACTGGTTGAAGTCGCCCAACGCGTTCTGGGCGGAGCGCCAGAACCAGCCCCTCGATCCTTCTTCGCGGCTGTTCCCGCTGGAGGTGCTGCGCGATCGCTGCCGCGCGGATGGACAAGCGGCGTCGGACGGCTCGTTCCGCCCGCGGCTGCGGAGGTGGTCGTTGGGGGTGGGGCGCCCGACGAGCGCTGTGCACTGGCTGTGGCAGCAGTACGCGGATCAAGGCTTCGACTTGACAGGCGCGCAGGTGCTCCTGTCTGTGGACGCGACAGCTGGCGGGACGGGGAAGCGAGTGGAGCGGCGGGACTACAACGTGCTGGAGCTGTGGGTGCTGTTCCCTGATGGGCGTCGGGTGTTGGTGGCGCTGTGGCGGCGGCAAGGGGACCCCGTTAAGATTCTGAAGCCCACCCTGAAGGAGTGGCTGCACGCGTTCACGCCGGATAAGGTGCTGTTCGAGAGCAACGTGTTCCAGCACTTGGTCGCCACGGACTGGGAGCAGCAGTTCGGCGTGCCGTTCACCAAGCAGCCGATGCCGCCCAACAAGGCAGAGTACCTGCAAGGCATGGCGGATGTGATTGACGCCGGGCTGCTGTACTACGTGGGGGCGGAGTCGGACTGCCGGCAGATGGTCAAGCCGTTTGAGCAGGAGATGGACGAGTACACGCCGGGGGGCAGCCGGGGGTCCCACGACGACACGCTGACTGCTGCGTTGCATGTTCACCTGTACGCTCGCCCGGACGTGCTGACGGTTCGGCGGCCGGCTCGGGTGCGGGCGGTGGACACGTTTGGGGTGGACGCGGACGCCGCGGCGCAGCGTCTGCGCGAGATGAACCCTGTCGAGAAGCTGAGCCTCTTGGAGCGCCGCTTGCGTGAGCTGAAGCAGGCGCTCAACCCTGTGTAGGTTTCCCGCCCCAAACTTGTGATTCTGCTGGTTAGCCTGCAGGAACTGCGGGTAGACTCTCAGTACCGCGCCTATGCAAGGGCATAGGCTGGCACTGACGAGTGTGCCGCTTTGTCTTTGGACGGACCCGGCGGCCACATATTGTGGGTCCATGCCATCGGGGCGAAGAGGCCGCGGAGCCCCCTGCGTTGACAGGGTGTACACCATTGTCTGCTGAACTTGAGGCCATCAACCGGGCTACGGTCCGTGTGCTGGATGTGGGCGCGCTGCCGCCCCCCCAGCTGCGTGAGCTTGCGGGGATGTCGCTGCTTTCCCAGCAGGACGCTGCAACTCGCCAGCTGGCGGACTCGGCCGCGGCGTCGGCGCGCATTGTAACACCTCCCTATGATCCCTCCAAGCTGTTTGTCGCTTACAACTCCGACCCAGACATCGCGGCTGCGGTAGACGCCCTGGCGTGGGCGGTAGTCGGGGGCGGGGTCGTCGTGAAGCCGGCCGACGCCACGGACGCGCTGGGCCCGTCTGGGGCCGAGGACTACCAGCCGATCTCCACTCCGGACTTGAAGCAGCGGGCGCGACTGAAGGCGTTTCTGGACGCGCCGAACTTCGATCTGTCGGTGACCTTCTCCAGTCTCAACTTCGCCTTGATGCGGGACGTGCTAGTGACGGGACAGGCGTACCCAGCGTTTGGTCGGCCTGGGTCTGGCCAGCCGGTGTCCTCCGCCAGCTACCTCTCGTCGGCGTACATGCGGCGGGCGGAGGACCCGAGGCTCTTTTACCGGGTCAGTGGGCAGAAGTACGAGCCGTATCGGTACATCGGTGCGGACGAGGTAGCGGTTTCACAGGGTGTCTCGATCGTGCACGCGGGGCAGAAGTTGGACTTGGACGTGGTGCTGGCTCTCAAGCCGCGTGACCCTCATCGTTCGCCGAATGATGTGGCTGCGTACACGGCTGGCGTGGACGGCCTGAGTGGGTTCGACGTGGGTTGGGTGGATGCCCACGGCGAAGCGGTGGCCGCGGCGACCACTGTAGCGGATGAGCTGGATGTGCAGAGCATCCCGGAGGTTGGGTTCCTGGCGTTCCAGGACCCACTCAATGACTACTACGGCCGCCCCCCGCTGCTGCCGGCGTTGCTGGATCATGTGCTGATTCGTAGCATCGGCCGCTACAACCGGGCGTTTTTCGACAACAACACGGTGCCCCCGCTGGCGATCGTGACGCAGGGCGAGGGGGTCGGCGACGAGGGGATGAAGGTCATCCAGGATACGCTGGCTCGCCGGGGGGCTGGGGCGAGCGCGGCCCACAAGACGCTGCTGTTGGAAGTGGGCCAGGACGTGGACGTGCAGATACACAAGCTGGAATCGGAGCGGCAGCACGAGGGGCACTTCCTGGAGCTGCAGGGCAAGAGCGGGCGGCGCGTCTTCGCGGTGTTGCGGGTGCCGTACAGCTACGTGAACCAGGACGCGGCGAGCAGCGAGGGCGTGCTCAAGGAAGCCGTTCGCATCTTCATGGCTGGGGTGGTCCAGCCGCTGCGCGAGTGGTTGGCGGCCTTTTGGAACCGGGTGCTCCGCGAGCACATGGGCATCACCGACTGGAAGATCGCGTGGCGCCCTGTGGAGGCGGAGGACCTTGCGACCCGCGTGCAGATGTGGGAGCGGCTTTTGCTGCGGGGCGTCATCAGCATCAACGAGGTTCGGCGGGAGCTGGGCCTGCGCGCGCAGAGCGGCGCCGACGACCTCTTCTTGACGATCCAGGGCACGGGCGTGGTCCTCATCGATCTACTGCGGCAGATCGGGCAGCGCACCGTGACCAACGAGCCCAAGGGTGACTTGCTACCGGGCGGTGGGGCGAAGACCCCAGCGCGCGGAGCGTCGCCTGTGTTGACGCCAGGAGGGAGCTAATGGCGCACGACCTGACCATCCCGGTTGAGGTGCAGTTCGCGGACGGCGGAGACGAGAAGTGGAACGTGACGTTGCGGGCGGTGAACTCGCGACGGGCGGTGAAGCCAGAGAAGTCGCCGGATGGGAAGCGCCTGAAGTTCTCCACGAAGGGCCTGGAGAGCATGGTAGGGGGCGGGCCTGTTCGGCTGGTGCTGGGGGACACCCACGCGCAGGCCGATGTCAACGTGCTGCACACAGTGGGCTTCAGCGAGACGCGCCGGGTGGATGGGGAAGACTTGGTGGCAGAGGCGTATCTGCTCAAGACCGACCCGAAGGCGCGGCAGTTGTGGGAGAACGCCCAGGCGGACCCGAACTACCGCGCGATGGTAGGGTGCAGCATCCGGGGCTCGCTGGATGTGGCGAAGGATCAGGTGCGCGCCGGCAGCGACGAGCAAGGCGAGTACGTGGAGTTTGACGGTGGCTGGCGCTGGAAGAACATCATGCTGCTGCCCAGCGACGTGGCGGCCTGGACGGACACGAGCGTGGCGTGGGGCGGCATGGAGCAGGCGGTGGCGGCCGCTGAGGCTGCGCTGCGGGAGGATGTGGAGTCCGAGATCACGCAGGCTGAGCAGGACTTGGCGGCGTCGATTCTCCAGGGGGAGGGCGAGGCTGCGCCAAGCGAAGCGGTGGACTTGCGTGCCTACGTCCTGCAGGATGCCGGCTCTGGCGTGAAGGTGTCACCTGCGACGAGCGGCTACGCGTCCGAGGTGAAGTTCAAGGCGTCGGGCGGGGTGGGGGTTGTTGTCGCCGCCCCGAAGGACGCGCCGTTCCAGAAGGGTTCGACGGTGGTTTGGACGCAGGAAGGCACCCCCGTGAAGATCACGCAGGGGAAGAAGGTGTACACCCTGGTTCGTCCGTATTCCGTGCTGCTTGGGTGGTCGGACACGCAAGCCTCGCCGCTTGCCGCTCAGGCCGCCGTGGAGACCGAAGCGCCGGTCGCCGGCGCCACACCCCAAGGGGAGGAACCTCTCATGGACGAGAAGGAGAAGGCTGGGCTGTTCCAGCGGGCCCTCGCCGCGGTCGCGTCGGTGTTTTCCGGCGATGTTGCGGCGGCCGAGGTAGTTGTGGGAGAGGCAGCCATCGGGTCGACGGTTGCGGCGATGTCCGACGAGGACCGCCAAGCCATCGTTGACGGGCTGTACGAGAAGCTGCGGGCGGACATCAAGCCGGAGGAGCCGGAGGCTGAGGTGGAAGCCGAGCCGACTGTGGAGGCCGAGGCTGAGGCCGAGGTCGAGACGGAGGCTGCAGTGGAGGCCGCGCCGTCCGAGCTGGAGGCGCGGGTCGCGTCGTTGGTCGAGCAGGTGGCCGCACTGGACGCCACAATTGAGAGCCTCAAGGGCACGGTTCCCGTTGTGGGCCAGCATCCGGTTAAGCCCGTCGTGCCGGGCGGGGCGCCGGAAGATAAGGGCACGCCGTTGAGTCAGGTGACGCGCAGCATCTTCGGTCGGTAAGCCCACGCTGCGCGCTGACAACAGGCGCGTCCCAACACACGGCCACCCGGCCGAGTTTAGGAGGGTTCCACGCATGGACCCGGAGCTGCAGGAAGTGGCAGGGACGTACCCTGAGCCGTCTTCGAGCGAGCTGTTCAATCTCGCAACGGGGGATGGTTCTCAGGAGTGGGGTACGGAGCAGGTCAAGACGTTCATTGATCTGGTGTTGGACTACACCGCGAACGGTGTGATGCGGAGGATTCCTCCGGCGAACCGTATCGCGATGGGGTCCACGTCTCTGGACGTGAGTCGTCGGTCGCTGCCGGCGGTGGCCATCCAGTGGGGCTTGGATGACCTGGAGGAGATGGACCCGGCGCAGTACATCGTCCCGTCCTATGACAGCAAGTCTCTCACGGTGTACGCGTGGGAGGCCCACCTCGACATGACGCGGTACGCGCTGATGGATAATCTGCAGGGTCCCGCGGAGGAGCAGAACCTCGTCGCGGCGGCACTGAAGACCATCGCCAACAACTTGGCCGAGTCGGCGTGGAAGTCCGACACCGCTGGTGGGGCTGTGCCTGCCGGTGAGTCGTGGACTACGGACTATGACGGGTGGCGTGTGCTGCTGGGTGAGGGCAACCTCACGGACTACGCCGGTGTGGGCGTGGGTCCCGCGCTGTTCCAGACGCTGATCGAGGCGCTGCCGAAGCCGATGCAGCCGATTGGCGGGGACACCAAGGGCTACAACTTCCTGGTCTCGTACCGCGTGTGGTACGCGTGGTGTCAGTACCTCCAGGAGCGGGCGACTGGGCTCGGCGACATGCAGCTGATCGATGGGAACATCCCAGCGTATCGCGGCATCAAGCTGCTCCCTGAGCCTTACATCCCGGACGACGCCGCGGGCGTGGACAGCCTGTCGGACTCGGAGGACGAGTACACCTATGTGGCGCTGGCGCGTGACGAGGAGTTCTTCCTCGGCTACAAGCCCGAGATGATCTACCATCGGGGCGTCAGGGCTCGCGACGGGAAGGTCGTGCACGCACACTGGGTGGGTCGGCTTGGCATCATGCTGGCGGTTCCTGAGTGGACCTCGCTGGCGGTCAACGTCGATCCTGTGGCGGTGTCCTGAGCGGAGTAACGGCGGGCCCCCGAGGGGGCCCGCCGAACCACAGATCAGAGGAGTACGGCGATGGTTCTGCGTATGCGTGAGGACTCTGTGCTGCCGCGTGGGTATGGGCGGCGTGTCGGCGGGGCCGTATACCGCTGGAAGCAGGGCGAGTCTAAGGCGGTGCCGGATGATGTGGGGGCGGCGCTCAAGGATGCGGTGGTTCAGCGGGGGCGGCATTCCTACCCGATCTTCGGGGCACCCAACAGCGACGTGACCGGCCGGCCGCAGACGTTGGAGGCGCGGTTTGAAGCGGCGCTCGCTGAGCTGGCGGAGTACAAGGCGCGCGTGGACGCGATGCAGGGTGGACAGCGGCCGCAGGAGAGCGTGTGATGAGACCCCGGGTGACCACCACCGGGGCCACCACGTTGACGGTTCGCACAGCGGGAGGGGGCCGGCTTACACTGCGGCGTGGTGAGTGGACCGATGTGGAGTCGGAGACGGACCTGTTCTGGCTCCTGGCCCCCAGGATGGCGAACATCATCGTCCGCACCGATAGCGAGCTGGCTCCGGCATACTATGTGACCACCTCGACCTCGCGGCGGGAGCGGGTGCGAGTTCGGATCGACCAGACGCTGCGGGAGTTTGTGCTGTCTCCGGGTAGCTGGTTGGGGGTGGACCGGGTGGAGTTCCTGCACTTGGTGCGGCGAACCCAAGTGCGGCGGGTGACGCTCCATGAGCAGTTGCAGCGAGAGCCCAACGCGAGGGCGTTGATCCAGCGGCACGGGGGCTGCGGGGACTTGATGTTCCTCACGGCCGCTGTGCGGGCCTTGAGGAAGCAGCACCCAAACGTCAATCTGTCGCTTGCGACAAGCACCGCCACTCGGCCGTTCATGGAAGACACGGGGCTGTTTGAGCAGGTCTACGCCCCATCGGACGTGTACGATGCAGCCCCCTTCGATGTCGACGTAGACTTGCGGTTGTGGGTGGAGGCGCACCCACGTCGTGCTCAGACCAACCGTATGGAGCAGTTCGCGGATGGGCTGGGGGTGTCGTGCGGTGGCGACTACCAGATGGTGTGCCGACCGCACAGCGAGGACGTGCCGGAGTTGGAGGGTGTGGTCCACCCGTTGTGTGTGGACCTCAGCGGGAGCACCTGGACGCGCGGGCCCAGCTTCGGTCATGCGAGGGCGTTGGTACAGGCCGCGGCGAGCGCCGGCTGGACGCCTGTGGGGGTGTTCAACGAGCCGCTTCCGTGGTGGCCTGACGACGTGGGGTTGAACTACAACGGCTGCGACTACCGAACAGCCATCCGTTTGATGAGTCGTAGCGTGGTACTGGCGGTGGACACCGGAACTCTGCACTTGGCCAACGCGTTGGGGCGGCCTTCGGTGGGGCTCTTCGGGCCGGTAGCGGCGAACTTGAGAGTGGTGGGCCAGCCGCACTGCACGGTGCTTGAGAGTCCGAGTCCGTGCCGTAGCTGTCAGTCTCGTGGAGACCGGTGTACCGCGGCGACCAAGGCGAAGTGCTTCGACGCGATTTCGGTGGAGAGCGTAATCGCCGCGTTGGAGTCGAAGCGATGAGCGGCTTGTTCATAGCCTTGGAAGGCATCTGTGGAGCGGGGAAGACCACGCAGGGTACGGCTCTGCGATTGTGGTTGGCTGAGCTGGGGTACGATACAGTGGATGTGCGTGCGGCGGCGGAGGCCACACCCGCCGGGGCGCACTTGCGAAGTCTGGTCGCCTCTGCGGAGATCGCGGGGGCGTTGCCGCCTCTGGCTCGGGCGTTGGCTGTCGCGGCCGACCGGGCGTACATGGTAGACACGATCATCCGCCCAGCGCTGACGCGGGGCGCAGCGGTTGTGGCGGACCGCTATCATCTGACGAACCTTGTGAACCAGGGGATGCTGTGCGGGGTGGGGAGCGTGGCAGTGCAGATGCTGGAGACCGCAGCGAACGGCGGCCTGCTCCCGGACCTGACGGTGGTGTTGGACTGCCCTGGACGCACGGCGTTGCAGCGGCTCTCCGACCCAGACTACTGGGAAGCGAGAGGGACGGCGTTCTTGGAAGAGATGCGTGAGGGCTACCTGGATGCGGTGCGGGCGTGCCCCACGATGTCAGTGATGGTGGTGGACGCCTCACGTTCGAGGGGGCGGGTGCTGCAGGACATTCAAACGCTGGTTCGTCCGCTGCTTGAGGTGCGGTGATGGCGACTCCGAAACTGACACACGCGAGCCAGCTGGTCGACGAGGATGAGACCTACTGCACGCGCGACGCGGTGCTGCAGTTGCTGGCCGGGATCAACCGGGGGACGGTGGTGGGCGGCGGCGACGGCGACCCGCTAGCGAACCTCGGTGACGAGGCGGCCCGCAACGCGCTGATCGATCTCTGGTTGCCCGTGGCGGCTGAGAAGGTGCGGCAGACGGCCAAGCAGGGGTTTGGGTACTACGAGGAGGAGACGCTCTACATCAACGGCGCCGGCACGGACCGGCTGGACCTCAAGGACTTTGGGATACCGGCGAAGCGGATCATCGAGGTCACCGCGCTGGTGGTGGATGACGTGACGGTGTCTGACGATGCCTACTACGTGACGGGCGACGGTTGGCTGATCTACACCGGGGAGCTGACACTCACCGATGCCTACCCGACCTTGCGTCGGGGCGGTCCGCTGTTCCCGCATGGGTTCCTCAATGTGGCGGTGACGATGACCTGGGGGTACGAAGAGGTCCCCGCCAACATCGCCACCGCTGCGGCGTTGTTCGTCTGCGCCTACATCATCCCGTTTGCGGAGGCGTTCGACAGCAACACCGACGACGATCTCGCAGGCGGGGACATCAACATCCAGATGGGCGACATGCGGGTGACGCAGAAGGCGACCGAGAGTCGGTACAGCCGGTTCGTTCGGCACTGCTACACCACGGCTGTGAGTCTGTGCCAGAACCGCGCGCCTCGTGTGAGGGCGGCGCTGGTTGACCCGGAGTTGGCAACCTGATGGGATGGTTCGGCGACCGAAACGCGATGTGCCGCATCTACCGTCCGATCCAGAGGTTGGACGAGGGGCACTCGTTTCGTGCGTCGTCGTTCGAAGCTACGACTGATGAGGATGTCCCATGTCGCCTGATGCCAGTGGACGAGGCCACTCAGTTTGTTGCCGAGACCACGAACGTCGTGCTGGCGAACCTGAGGCTCCCGCGGGGGCAGGATGTCGACCGGGGCTACGCGATTGTCACGTGGAAGCTACGGACGGTTGGCGGCGTGCGCGAGACGGTGACTGCCCGGTTGGCTGCCAGTGCCTCTATCGGGGCCACGTCGTTGACGGTGGACACCTCCGTAGGGTTTGAGCCCGGCGACCAGTGTGTGCTGGACACGGACGGGCAGATGGTGCGGATAGCCAGCGCGGAGGACGATGTGCTGGGGCTGTACGCCGATCAGGCGTTGGAGGTTGCGGCTGCGGAGGACACGCTCGTGGAGTGCAAGACGCTGTGGCTGGCCGAGACGACCGTGCGCCCCCAGGGGTGGCACGGGCCGCTCCAGGTGCGGGTGCGTCAGCAGCCGGGGTGGTGGCCTACATGAGCGACGATCTGGCGGGCGTGCAGTTTCAGACGACCTGGGCGCTGGTGGGCCCGATGAAGGCGTTGAGGGCGCTGGTGCAGGGGCGGGTGCTGCTGAAGTCTGACTACACCGGCGGGCTGACGATCCCAGTGGGGCGCCCCACGAACGAGGTGACCAACGACGGGCTGCAGGGCACTGGGATGTTTCGCGGCAACAGCTTGAACCTCAAACTCGTGGAGCCGTCAGCGGACGGGCTGTCGGTGGACCACGAGGAGGACGTAGAGATCGAAGAGGTGCACGCTTGGCCGCTGAACCTCACGTTGACTGAGCCGGCGTCGCTGGAGTACACCGTGGATCGAGGGGCCTACGTGACGTGGCAGGTGCTGCCGGCGGCAGTGGAGGACTTGAAGGTGGTGCAGCACGACCAGACGCTACCGGCGGCCGACCCTGGGACGCTCAAGTTTCCGGCGGTGTGGTTCAACGCGCCGGAGGTGCGGCACGACCACGATGGCGCCGGCAACTGGTCGTACTACTACATCTGGGAGGGGCACTACTACCGTCTGCGTGTCCCGCATGAGGACTTGGTGGAAGGCTTCGTTACGGACTTCCAGTCGGTGCTCAACCAGATCGAAGAGGACTCCCGCTGCGGCGGAGAGCTGGATGAGTGCTTCGTCCGTGGAGCGAAGAGGTTGGTGCCCCAGGACAGCCCAGGCGGCCCGTTTGACATCGGTCGCTTCGAGGTATGGGGGCGTTTGAGTCGTGTCAACCCGAAGGCCCTGTGGGTCTAGGAGGTACGGACCATGCCTATCCCGACGATGAGCAAGCATACGAGATGGGGCTTCGCCCTACAGTCAGCCTTCGGCACGCCCAACGAGACAGAGGGTGACATCAACTGGATGCCGTATGACGGCAACCTCACGTATGGTCACGCCGGGCAGCTGGAGCTGCTGAACGTCAGCGACGGCCGTGAGTCGCCGAGCGAGGCGACGAGCACCGGGGACTGGGGCGAGGGAGACGTTGGCGGGCCGCTGTACGCGGATGAGACGGCGCTGGAGGACTTGGTCTCGTGGATCGCGGATCGCGACGCCTACAACCAGCCGACCTACGCGTCTGTGTACGTCGTTCGGATGGTTGACGGGGCCTACGAGGTGGAGGGTTGGAGCGATGTGGCGGTGAGGCAGGCCCAGCTGGAGATTCGCACGCGGGAGCCGGTGCACTACACGCTGAGCCTGTTGGGCCGTGAGGAGAACGTGGGGCACGGAGTGTCGGCCCCGGCGATCACCGATCTCGGGGTCCCCTACAACTTCGATGCTGCCTCGGTGCAGACCTCGTGGGCTGGGGGCGCCTACGCCGACGACACGACCTTCAAGACGGCGACCATCGTGCACGACAACATGCTGGAGGATGTGGGTGACGGGTTCACGTGCGCCGGCAGCCTCAGCCCGTCGTACATCTTCGCGCGCGGTGGGTTCCGGGCGACGCTGGACCTGGACCGCAAGTACCTCACGGATGCGTTCTTCACGGAGTACAAGGCGCATCTGCGGAGCGTCGCGTACCGGGAGGGGGACGGGACCACTCCGAGCCTGGGGTTTAAGTTCATCATCACGGGGACGAGCACCCTGACGATCACGCTGCCGTGTGTGGTCCTGAACGAGCACCCGCGTAGCTACCCTGGCGGGTCGGACAGTGTGATCCCCGAGACGATGCGGGCGAGTGCTCTGCGGAGCGTGGACGGCACCACTGACCCGATTTCGTGGGATGTCTCCTGATAGGCGGTCCATCATGCTAGATCAGACTTCCGTGCTCACCACGCCCAACTTGCACTTGGCGACGTGGTTGCTGTACCAAGAGGGCGCGTCTTGCACGAACATCGAGACGCGCCCCGGGCGCGGGCCGCAACTGCGCTCGATGTTCACCATCGATGTGAGTTGTTGCACTCGTTCGCTGCACGCGCTGCTGGAAGTGTGGCGCAGCGGACAGGCGTTGGTTGAGATCAGCCAGTACGAGCAGACTAGACGGGCGCTGCTCGACAATATGTACGCGATGCACCGCGCGTACCGGGAGACCACAGATGACAGATCAAGATAAGCTGAAGTTGGTACTGAGCATGGCGCGGCGGTTGCGGACCGACGATCCAGAGGACCTGCCGTTGAAGACGGGGGTGGCCGGGAGTGACACCTTGGTGGACATCAGCACCGTGCCGGGCGTGAGTGGTTCCTTCCACGTGAGGGTGCGGGACGCGGACTGTGACATCAAGGAGCTGATCCGACTGGCGACGCTTCAGCACATGCGGGACGACGCGGGGCGCCTCCATGTTCAGAGCCGGCCGGTTACGTCACTGCAACTGATGATCCGACATGGGCTGCTGTTGGGGTGGCGGCTGCCGGCGAAGCGCACGGGCGAGGACGGGAACGACGAGGTGGTGGCGGTCCACTGCGACGTGCTGAAGGTGGGCAAGGAGAAGGCGGAGGAGCTGCTGAACAGCCAGCTCGACCAGGGCATCGCTGGCGCGGCGTTCGCAACGATCGACGCCGCGTTGGGGATCAGCGGGCAGACCGAGGTCAATGACTTGGTGGACTCCGCGGGAAACTCGTCCGAGCCGTCGGCAAGCAGCGAAGAGACCCAGTAACCTGCTTTGTCGCGGCTAACGCCCGATCATTGTTTGAGCACCTACGCCCCAACCGTCACCGCCGAGAGGACTTCACGTCCGACCGTGCTTACGAGGTGTACCTCAAGCACCGCTGGGATGTCGAGCCTACGGTCGAGCAGGAGGGCCTGCAGTGGCGAGTGACTTGGAATGACGGGGACGAGCTGCAGTACGAACCGCCGCTGTGGGTCTACGAGCTCTGCCGGCTGGCGTCGAACGAGTGCTTGGCGAGTACGATCTTCTTCGACACCGGAGTCACGCCGAACGGGAGGCCGTGGGCTAAGCAGGCGTGGTGGCGTGTGCGGCTGTGGTTGGCGTACCAACAGGGCCAGTCGGATAAGCTGGACGCGGACGACGAGGGTTCCTGATGCTTCACCTCCAGGTCAGGTGGGACGAGGCGTCCGCGTCGTGGTTGCGGAATCTGCGTTCCCGCCTTGAGACAGCCCTGGGCTCAACGTTGATGCAGTCGCGTGCGCGGCTCGCCATTGACCGCTTCAACGAGCGGGTCAGGCGAGCCGCTCCGCGTTCCAACACCGGCGACCCGCACATGGGGGACGACTGGGGTACGCAGCGGCTGGAGGTAGGGAACTTCGGCGGGGGGTCGTGGCTGCGGGCGCGAGTGGGCAGCTCGATCATGCAGGACCGCAGCGAGTCCGTGGACGGCCCTGTGCCCTTCAACATTCCGGCGGGGGTGCACACGGGGACGGCGGCGCACCGGGTGTGGCTGTGGAACATGCGAACCAACACGGTGCGGCACAAGTTGGCGCGCCTCGTGCTGGGGTCCACGGCAGACACAGCCGACATCCCGACGCTACGCCAAGCCCTGCGGAGGGCGGGGGGCCCGGCCAAGGGTGGGCGTCCTCCGTGGATCAACGTACAGGTCCAACCTCACCACTGGGCGTTCGACACCGTGCACAGCTTGGCTGAGGACCTGCTGGGCGCGGCCTACGAGACGATCGGCGTCCAAGTTTGGAGGGTGTGATGGAGTTCGCTGGTGACTTCAACAAGACCCTTGGTTTGACTATTGACGGCGGCTTGAGTGCTCAGTTGCTGGCTGCCGTGAACCGCCTGGAGGGGTTGGCTCAGCGCACGGCACACACGATGGGAAGTGGTGTGCGCGCGGACGGTTCGGTGGCAACCAACGCACGCGCTGCCGCCGCGGCAACCGCGAAGCAAGCGCAGGCCGCACGGGATGTCCTCAGGGTGCAGAACGAGCAGGTGAAGGCCAGCAAGACGCTATCCGCCGAGACGCAACGACAGGCGGCGCAGGCAGCGCGGCTGGCGCGGCAGATGGAAAACGCGGCGAGCGCCACTCGGCGCGTGGCGGCCTACCTCCAGGCCGCGCGGATGAGGGGGGAGGCACCGACCCTGCGAGGGATGCTCGGTGTTGCTGCGAACACGCCCACCGTCCAATCCATTCGAACGTGGGGAACAGGGCTGCAAGCGCGGGGTGGTATGCTGGGAGGAGCAGGAGGCTTCGCGGCTCGGTTCGCCGCGCCGATTGGTCTTGGGCTGAGTGCGCTGCAGGGCGTGGCTGCGATTGCTCAGAGCATCCAGGGTACGCTGGTGCTGGGCGGTCTCATGTTCCTGCGTCTGAGCCGCACCATCCATGAATACTGGTCTCGCATCCTGCAGAGCATCGTAGGTGTGGGTGCCAAGCTGGCCGAGGCGACGGTGAGCATGGTGCAGCAAGCCGCCAGTTTGGAGTCGCTGCAGAGTCGGCTGGAGGCTGTGTTCCGCGACCAAGCGCCCGTCATGCTGAAGAACATCGTGGAGTGGGCGCAGAAGGTTCCGTACACCATCGATGACATGATCTCCGCGTTCATCCGTCTGAAGGCTAGCGGTGTGTCGGGCGCGCTGGGGGACATCAACCGGGCGTTCAAGGCGGCGAGCGACCTCGCGGTCACGTTCAAGGTGGACGTGGAGACGGCCGTCAAGGGCCTGCAGGGTGTGTACGCAGGCCGCATGGACATCTTCACCCGACGCTTTGGCATTCGGGCGCCGCAGCTGGTGCCGTTCGGGGCCACGTTGCGGCCCAACACTGGAGGGCTGGAGTCGTCCCCGGGGGTGCGTGAGAAGAACCTGCTGGCGGCGGTGCGCTACGTTGAAGCGAACTTCGGCAGTGCCACCGAGCGGATGGCCAACAACCTCGAACAGCTGATGACCAACATCGAGGACTTGTGGTTGCGGTTCGCCTTGACGCTCAAGGAGACCGGGATCACCGACGTAGTGGGCGGGGCGGTCAAGGCGGCGATGGCGCTGTTCGATCAACTGGAGAAGGATCAGCTAACCAATACCTGGGCCAACACCATCACTGCCGCCTACCAGAAGCTGCAGCCGCTTGTGCTGGATTTGCTAGAGCGGGCCCCGTACATTGTCACCGCCGGGATCAATGCCTTCTACAGCATCTACGATCGGGCAGTGACGCTGTACGACCGACTGGGTGGCGTTGATGCAGTGTACGCGATCGCGCTGAACTTGCTGACCGCCTCTGACAAGATCGCGGCCGCCATCACCGAAGTGGTGCCGGTGCTGACCGCGCTGCTGCCCAACCTGCTGAACTTGTTCCAGGGACTGACGAAGGTCGTTCTGTCCGTCTGGGGGATGATCCTCCGCGCCACGGACACGTTGACAGCCGAGCCAGGGAAGCAGCCGATGAAACGGGCGTTGCTGCTGGCGGCTGGCATCAGTGTCGGACCATCAGCGGCGGCGGCGCAGACGGGGATGCAGTGGGCACGGGACACCGGGGGTATCACAAGCCGTGACCTGCAGACCACGGCGAAAAGCCTGGACGACCTGAGCGGGTCCTTGGAAAAGATGCTTACCGAGGTCAACGCGTCACTGCAGCAAAACATCACGACGGTGCGGGACGCCACTGGGAGGGCGGTTGGCTTCAGGGCCACCGAGTCGCCGTCCTACATGAGCCTGCAGCAGTACGCGGGTTGGCGGAAGAGTAAGACGGCGCTTGGGTCTACCCTCGATGCTGGGTTGGCTGAGGGGGTGGTTCCTGGGGGCCGGAGTGCGGCGTTCTTCGGCAAGGGCGTCATGGGCGCAGTGCCAACCTCCGACCTGGACTACTACGATCGGGTGGAGGGGAGCGTCGAGCGCGGGACGTACCAAGGCACTAAGGCGGCGCTGGCCGACGCCGGCATCAGCGGGGATGGTGTTGGAGGCGCGGCGCTGCCCTCCGGGGTCCCCGCGGGGGTGTACAACCCGCGCTGGCGTAGCAGCCAGTTCTGGGGGATGCAGGGAGGGCCGCGCGCTGCGGGGTGGCAGGAGCGAGACGCGGAAATCCAGGCGCGCAACGAGCAGATCGCGGCGTCGTCTTATGGGATGAACGCGGGGCAGGTAGGGTGGCTCATGGCGCTGGGGGGTATAGACACCGCCCACCAGAACTACGTTCGACGGGACAGGGGCTGGGGGCGGCGGATCGCGACGACGGGCGGCGGCGTCATCGCCCGCCAGAACGCGCGGATGGCTGCCGCGCGTAAGGCGCTCGATCAGAACAACTTCGGCTGGGGCAACAGCAACTACGAGGAGGGTGCGAGCGCCGCGAGGGTCATCGAGAGCACCGAGGAGTGGATGGGGGTGCCTCCTGAGTCGTCGTCCCGCGCGCGCTCCTTGGAGGCGCTGCAGGAGCACTTGCGAGAGACGCAGGGGCCGGTCGTCATCAACGTGGACGCGCGTGGCGCCACTGACCCTGCGGCCGTCGAGGCCGCAGCGCGCCGCGGCTCGCAGTCGGCGGTGCAGACGTTGCGCCAGCACGCTAGGTAGCCGCTTGCAGTGAGGGCCGGCTTCTGGTATACTGTCGAGTAGGAGGTGGCTCTCATGTGTCGCGGCCAGCCGTTGTATGTACGGGTCAATGTGGTGTGGTTCGGGGTGTTGTTCCTGACGGGTGTGTTGGTGGGGACGTGGAATGCGGAGCGGGATGCAACGGCCGCGGTGGACATTCAATGCGCTTTGTGCGGGGGCTATCGCAGCAGCGCCGAGGAACCTCTTCGAGTCCACGTGGAGTGCGTTCACCGTCTGAGTCGTGAGCATTTCGATGTAGCGCGCCGCGATGCCGCACTGAGAGCGGCTAGCGGGGAGGACATGAGAGGATGCCTCTCAACATCGGGGATCAACTCAACTTCGCAGACGCCGCCGGGACCATCCGCGCCGTCACCAACACGACCGACGAGGACGGGCGGGGCACCGTCACCTACGCCGGCAACACGTTCAGCTTCCGTGCCCTGAAGGCGACGGTTGACGGTACCGACTACCCACTCGTTGCGGCATCAGACGCTGTGTTCAGGGTCGGCGTCCTACAGCAGGATGCCGACCCTGCGCTGTTCTGCCTCGTCCTTGATGACGGACCGGCCCCGTGGGGCTGGGGCCGGTCGGTTGTCGGAGTCGCGGGGACCTGGGCCGAGGCCTCCGAGTACGCCGCCGAGGACTCGGGGGTCTTCACAATGGGTTGGGCTCCCGGGGAAATCACGATCAAGAAGGGCGGGGTGCTGGAGGCGGGCGTGTATGCCGATCTCGTGTTCACCTACTCAACCTCCGATGGGGCGCACGATGCGTGGTGGCAGCCCGCGTACCCGAGCAAGGCGGGGGCGACGTGGGGCGCGGCGACCGGGCGCTTCCAGACGGACGTGGACGGGGTCCTGTGGGATGTGACAACTGGCACACTGCAGCCGATCATCGTGCCGCGCGGGTTCGGGGCGCTTGGCTACAGGTCAACAGAGACGGACGGCTGGACTGACTGCCCGGATGCCGAACGGTTGCTAACCGAGGTAGAGGTCTGGTACCTGCAGGAGTCCGCGCCTGTGAGCGAGGGAGCGAGCACGACGCTGAACGTGGCCTCCTGCGAGCTGACCGTAACCGGCCCGGTCGGGGCTCAGATCATCGCCTACTGGGAGGGCGCACAACGGAGGGCGGCCCATACCATCCCGATTGGCGGGTCGCGCACGCTGACTGGCCTGCCGCCGGGCGAGTACGCGGTTGCCGCATTTCACCCGACTGACACGACCAAGGAGGTTCCGCGCGGGTCTACCACGCTGGCCGCAAACGGCGGGACCGGAACCGTCGCGCTGGGCTCCTGGGTAGACCATAGCGCAGACAGCGTAATCCTCGTGCGGGCCTACCTGGATGGCTCGGCTGACCGCGCGGTCGGGGCGGCGGTCTGGAAGCGTCGCGGCACCCCCTCCGTCTGGGAGCAGGCCGGGACTACCGACGCTAACGGAGAGGTCACCGTCTCGATGACGGGCGGCGTCACGCAGATTCGGATTATCGACGACCGAGGGTGCGCGGTCACAACGCAGGTCCTCAGCGCGGGAGAAGTGTGGGACCCGCAGATTACCTTCCGGATTGGAGTCTGCCGGTCGGCGACGTGGTCGCCCCAGCCCGCCTACACAGAGGGACTGCTGCCGTGGGGGAACGCTGGGGTTCACCCGAACCTAGAACTCGGCGGGCCTCCCGCGTACATGCAGAACGAGTCCAGCGGGGACCAGTACCAGTTCGCAGATGCAAGCCTCGGGAACGGGTACGTGAGCGAGCCGCTGCCGCATACGGTGCTTGATCTCTCGGGGACGACCATTCCTGCCTCGGCCCTGCAGTCCTACAGCCTGTACGACATGGACGACACGCTCATTTCGTCCGGCTGGGAAATGTGGCCGGTCGCGGACCCTCCGTGGACTCCGGCCTCTCCGTCCTGGTGGGAGAACCTGACCGAGGGGCGTCCGGTCTACGGGGCAGTCGGCGGCAAGATCGTGGGCAACGTTGTCGAGGCCTCGCGCGGGGACCTAGTGACCGTGGACAACCTGCGCGAGGCGGCGCGCGTTGGCATCGAGACAGGTAGGTTCGTCCCGCTGGAAATCCGTTCGGCGTCAGCGACAGCCGACGAGGAGTGAAAAGTGTCTGCCAAGAAGGAACGGGTGAAGACATGCGATCACTGCGGGATTGTCGTGGACAAGCCCCCCTCGCAACTGCATGGCGAGAGAGTGCACTGCTCACGCGAGTGCCTTCGCTCCGCAAACCGCGTTGTAGTGCGGTGCCCCTGGTGTGGACAAGCGAGAACGGTGCCGAAGTCTATGGGCACAGACCACAATGTCTTCTGCACGCGGGAGCACTATGACGCATGGCAAAGTGTACACTTGCGCGGTTCTCGGGTTGCGAACTGGAAGGGCGGAATGCACCGTGAGGACCTTCTCTGGTACTGGCGCGTTGAAGGGCGAGAATGGAGACAGCGCGTCAAGGAACAACATGACTTCCGCTGTGGCCTGTGCGGAGAACGGCACGAGTCCAACGACCGTAGGCTTACTGTTCACCATCGTATCCCGTGGATGGATCGCCCTGATCTGCGTAGCGCAGACTGGAACGGGATAGCCGTCTGTCGGAAATGCCCTGATGGGCGCGGGCACTATTGGCTTCACTCGAACTCGGGGAAGGCTATGCGCGAGGCCCTGGAGACAGAGGCCTTGTGCGTTGACGCATGGCTTCAGGAGAAGGCGGCGTGAGTGCTCCGCATCCGACGACGATGACCGCCCTGGAGTGCCCATTTTGTGGAGGCCCCGCCTGGACCGAACCGGATACGGGCACCTATCAGCGAGGGTACTGCATCCCCTGTGCCGCGAACGGGTATCTAGTCGATTGTCGCACTTACTTCCTCACCAAGACCCTCGCGGCGGTCGAGGACTGGACGACTCGCCTCGTCAAGAACACGACTGCCGGCGGCCACATCGATCGCCTCGTTACCGGCTGGCCGCGTCCCGCCGAATACTACGAGACCGATGCCTACCTCGTAGACCCGTGGGAGGACGGCCTGCCCCGCTGGGTCGCGGCTCACATTGTGCTTGGCTACTACTACGGTTCCTGAGGAGGCTTTCCGTGGCAGACAACGTCACTATACCAGCGGTTGGTTCCGTAATCGCTACCGACCAAGTCGGCTCGACCCACTACCAGAGGGTCAAGCTCGTAGACGGGACGGCAGAGGGAGAAGGGGCAATCGCCGGAGACGCCACCAATGGGCTCGACGTAGATGTAACTCGCCTGCCTGCGCTGGTCACGGGATCGGCCGTCATCGGTGGCGTAAAGCTCGTCGATGACGGCGGGACACTCTACGGCGTCCAGCACATCACGAACAGACCGCGCGTCGTGGCGACACCCTACCTCTACGCGATTGCCGAAGGCGATGTCTCCGGGCACTACCCGCTGCACAAGGTCGGCTACAACGCCGACATTGACGACGCGAGCGAGACCCTCTGGCCCTACGGAGGCGAGTACGTCTTCCCGCCTTCCGCGATGCAGATGGAGGTCATTTCCTCATCGGTCGATGACGACGGGTCGCCTGCGGGTACCGGAGTGCAACAGGTCGAGATTCACTATCTCGATGGTTCGTGGGAGGAGCAGGAGGAGACGGTAACGCTCAACGGCACGACCGCCGTCGCCACCGTCGCGACGGACATCTACCGCGTCCAGTCCATGCACGCCGTGGCCGTGGGGTCGGGAGGGGTTGCGGCGGGGAACATCGACCTGCGCGAAGTGGACGACTCGCCGGTGTACGCGCGCATCCCGCTGGGGTACAACAACGCGCTTTCGGCTGTCTGGACGGTCCCGGCGGGGAAGACGCTCTTTATCACGGGATGGGGCCAAGGCGTCGGCAACGCCGCGGGAAACCGTATGGCGACCTTCAGACTGCGGGCCACCATGAATGAGGGCGTGTACTTGGCTGGCGTGTTCCAGGTCACCTCGCTTGTCGTATTGCAGGACATGGCCAACAAGGTGGAGTTCGATATACCGATAGCCTGCCCGGCTAAGACCGATATCAAGATCAGCGCGGTATCGGACTCTATAACCGCCAACGCCATCTGCTCCGCTTCCTTTGAGGGCTGGTACGAGTAGGGGCCATGCTGCTCTTCGGGTACGGAAACTTCATCGACTCCGAGTCCATCGCGGACGCCGAAGCGCGCGTCGGCGATACCATCGGGCCGGTGCAACTCAAGATCGAGCTTCTCGCCGACTACAGCGGGACCGGAGTAACCGTTACCGTCACGGCCACGGCGGCAGACGGGTCGGGTTCGGTCAACCTTACGGCGACCATACCATCGGGCTCGGCTGCCGGGGACCTGTTCTTTCTGCGCTGGGCTACGCACGACGAATACCCTGGGGACCCGGTCCGTTGGTTCACCGACGTAACGGACATAACCGCAGACGGGGACACGGCGGGGCTCGAAATGCGCGTCGTGAACGACGGTCCGTCCTGGCGCTCATCCACCGGCTGCATCGTAGAACACCATGCACACTCACCGTGGGCCTCAGATGTGCTCCTGCGCTGGCTGGCGTCAGCGATCGACATTGACCACGCCGGGGGTATGTGGAGAGCCCTCTTCGACACCGACCAGAGCACCGACATCCGCATCCAGTACCGTGACATCTTCCGCCCGGACTGGTTGGGGCCTTGGGGCGAACTGGCGCCGAGCGGTGAGGCTAGTCATCTGACGCTAATCAGCCACGGTAATTACCTAATGCTGACGTGGCAGGATGACGACGGAGTTCACTATCGCTACAGCACTGATACTGGGTATACTTGGCGAGGAGGCTTCGACATGCCGGGTACCAATCCAAGCATGGCCTACGACGGGTTGCTCCGGTACTTCATCATGCCTGACGGTGACGGGCAGATCGTGCTGACCCGCTACGCCCAGATCAACGGCGCCGCCGTTCCTTTCTCGGATGGGGAGAACACGAAGGTTGTCTGCACCGCGGACTCAGCCTCGCTGGACTACAGCGGCAACGCGCTCGTCGTTGACACCGGCGAGGAGACGTGGGTCAGCACCGATCTCGGGGAGACGTGGGTGCAGCGATGAATGTACGCACAGCCACCGACGCGCTGTTCAAGTTCTACAACGCCGGCTACTTTGGCGATCGGCTGGCGGACGGCAACGGCTACGGACATCGGCCGTGGTCGGTGGTGTGGACCGCCGAGCAACTGGCCCGCGGCTTGGACAGCTACCAGTACGCTGGGATGACGGAAGGGGACATCGCTACCTACTTCCCGTGGGGGCCGAGGTTCAGCACTATTCGGGCGAGCGAGTGTTGGGCGAAGAGCGACGTGCAGCGGCCCATCGATCCTCAGTACCTGGGGCTCATCGGAGCCAACGCCAATGACACTCTGCTCTCGATGCAGTACCTGGAAGACCCCATCAACGCCCTGGCGGTGAGCATGGGGGTGCCGTGGGGGATCGACAACGGCGGCGTAGACTACCAGCTCGACCTGCGTTCGTACCTGCCGATCGGCTCAAGCGGTTCCGCTCGGTACTGGACAGACGTGGTGTCGGCCCCCCCGGGCGGCTGGCCGGTGCTGCTGTGGACGGCCGGAAGCGGTGCGTGGTGCGAGGGGGAGTACGACGAGGGCACGAGCGGCTACAACTCTGGCTTCAGTGGGCTCTCCAGTCGCTTTACGTTGCCGGCCAACCCGCAGTTCAGCTTCAGCGTGTTCTTCGCTGAGCCGTGGAAGCTGCGGGGGGACTACGTGCCGTCGATCGACATTATCTACGGCGGGTGCATGTGCATTCGCATCATGGCCAGCGGCCGCATCCACGTCTTCCAGAACTGGCAGAACCCGGGGGGCGACTGGTCGTGGGTGGCGCTGCAGGAGATCAAGGGCGGCAGCATCCACAAGAACAACCCAGTGCAGACGAAGGCCCAGACGTGGCAAGCGGCGACGGTGTACACGACGACCTACGGAGTGGCGATCAGCACGAGCGGTAGCGGTACCGATCTCATGTACTGGGAGCGGCCCGCCAGCAACACGGATGGGCGGCTGACGCCCAGCGCGGAGTGGCCCCAGGGGACGCCGTTCTGGGTGCCATCGGCGCCGATCTCGTTTGCGAGCAACGTCGGAAGGTGGGGCTTCCAGCTGTTCCCCTTGGCCCCCGCCACGGGTCGGTTCTTCGTGAACGGCGACGCGTGGCTGCGGCCGGCGCGGATGCAGGGGCCCGTCACACGCACTCCGCACGACTGGTACGCGGCGGGGGACGTGCAGGTGGCGTACTCAGCGGAGTGGCCCGACAACAACTTGTTGGACGCGACCATCCGTTTGGTGGCTGCGTGCCAGGAGAACGACACCGATGGGCTGCTGCATCAAGTGCCGCTGACGAGCGCAGAGCGGTACATGGTCCCGGTGCTGGACTTGGCCACCGCGATGCACCGTTCGATCTTCACCATGCCGAGCGCGTCGTGGATGCTCACGACGTTCCCTGACTCGGACGCGACCAAGTACAACAGCGACGGCCTGTGCGGCACGGACGTGCACGTGGACTTCTCCACGACGCCTCTACTCCACTGGTTTGAGATATGGCAGGAGGTTCCGGCGGCGCTGACGGTGCCCGCCCCGCCCACCCAGGACACGACGATCGACAACCAGCAGCTTCGTAGCTGGGAGGTCACTTCAGAGATCGGTGAGCCGTCAGACAAAGGCGGGATCGAGCTGGAGGGGCGGGTCGAGACAGGCGTTCCGGCGTGGCGCAACGAGAGCTTGGCGGAGTGGATGCAGGGGCAGGACGACCGCCGGGTGACTCTGCGCGTCTGGAACACCAACGACGACGGGGACGAGCTGGAGGAGGAGACGGTCTTCAAGGGCATGGCGACGTTGCCGGAGTCCCGCGACGACGGCACCAGGATCACCGCTGACCTCATCACTGACGTGGCTAGGCTGCTGGATGGCACCATTGACGGGCGCTTGATCGTGCCGGGGGACAGCTGGGAAGTGCGGAGCTACGTGGAGTACATGCTCAGCAGCGCGGGGTTCGTTGAGGCGCAGTACACCGGGACGCTGGAGGACCTCTACCGAGGCACCGATGGCAGCATTCCCCCGCCTGGACCGGGAGTCCCGTGGGGGCCGGGGCGTCTGCCGAAGGGGTTGACGCGGCCGCTGTGGGAACCGGAGGCCGGCCGAAGCTGGATGCTCGCGTTGCAGGAAGTGCTCGCCTACGCCGCTGACGCCGACTTGTGGGTGGAGCACAGCGACAGCGCCAGCCACGAGGCGCTGCCGCGGGTGCACACGGGCTGCCGGTGGTGCCACCAGAAGCGCAGCCCGCTCAGCGACGGCACCGACTACTACTGGGACCACCTGTCGGGGCCTGGGTCGGTTGGCTGTCTGGCCTACGACAAGGCGCGGAGTGGGGACGCCACGGACGGGGTAGACTACCACTTGCACACCCGTGCTGAGGAGCGGCACAGCAGCATGGAAGGGGAGGGCACCCGGCAGTACATCCTGGACACCTTCCCTGTCCGACAGAGCCCGCTGCAGGATTACTACGAGCGCATCGTGGTCAAGGGGCCCCGCTCCCGGGTTAAGGGCGCGCCAGACCAGATCGCCCTGGCGGCGGAGCTGCCGCAGGCGGATCGCTTGAACCCGGAAGCGGCGTACCGGGAGCTGGAGTATCAGCGCAGCTGGATCGTGGACTACGACACCGCGATGAGGGTGATCTACCAGCTGTTCTACCGACACACCACGCTACCGCGCTACATAGAGGTCAAGGTCCCCTTGCTGCCGATCGCGAAGAAGACGCACGTCTTCGCGATTCACGGAGGGGAGCGCCAAGACCTGAACCACACGAAATGGCGTATCGTCAAGGTGCGCCACCAGGGGTCGCCGTTGGTGAAGTCGTCGACCACCACACTGACCGGCATCTACATCGGAGACTTGACGCCATGAGTCGCTACGTGACGGCGGACGAGTTGGCTGTCATTCTACGCCACCTGGACCTCAAGGTCGCCCCACGGGCGGCGGCCGCTGCGACACTGGGCTCGCGCAGGGATGACCACGTTGAGGCCTCACGCACCATTGTGTGGGACGAGACGCAGGACGCCAACGGGGACTTCCTGATGACCTACGACGAGTACGCGTAAGGAGCGGCGACATGGGTGTATCCACCGGAGCCACTGGCCCCAACTTCCAGCTGCCTTGGGCGCGTGCCGCAACTGGACGCACCGCGGCCACCGACTACAACCGCGCGGCGCATGTGCTGGAACACGTCTGCCGCAGCGTTTTGCAGATGGTGTTCGAGCAGGGTGTGGTGCTCGCCGACCCCGAACGTTGCCAGTTCGACGACACCACGCTACGGATCGCGCCGCCTGACGGCTCCTCGCCGATCGTTGGGCTCGTGGGTGGGCGGCCCTTTTACATGACGAACGACATGGAGGAGGATGGCGTCGCCACTGCCGGCAGCACCACCTACGTGCGTGACAGCAGCCTGGACGCCGCGGATGATGCCTTCTGGCCGGCGGGCGGGTACATCGTCTTCACGAGCGGGTCCAACGACGGGCTGGTGCGCGCGATCCAGAGCTACAACAGCACCACGAAGCAGGTGAACTGGGAGACCGTCCTGCCGGTAGCGGTGGAGGTAGGGGACACCTTCACCTTGACGCATTTCTACGTGCAGGGCCTGACGAACGGCGCGCTGAACTACATCTACATCCGGGAGGGCGGGGACACTCAGCAGAACTACTACGGCATGGTGCGGTTCGTCGCCACCACCAACGCGGTCGCCGCGGACACCGACATCCTTATCGCCACGGTGACCTTGGATGGCGGCGGCACGGTGACGGCGTACAGCAACTCACCCTCTGGGGCGGCCCGCCGTCTACTCCCCGGGGTCGGCCGCCAAGACACAGAGGTGCAGACCTACGAGTGGGGGCCGCTCGACCCCGACGAAGTGACGGCCCCCATCACGATTGACCATGAGACGTACACCCACGTGCCTGGGCGGGTGGTCGAGCTCACCGACGACCTGGGCGACCCCATCACCGACTGTACTGTGGTCTTGACGGAGATGTGGCAAGCGAATCGCTGCATCCTGACGATCAGCAACGATGGCGACTACGTGCGGCAGGGGACGCTGACGGCCACCATCACCGGCCGGCAAAGTCAGACGCTTTGAGGTCTTGACACAACCGGCGAGGCTTGCTATACTGGGGCAGTTCTCCTTGGTCGGGAGACGCTGAGGGGGCGGGGGAACCCGCCCTCTTAGCATTACGGAGGGTACCCATGAGCCGGTCTTACAAGAAGCACGGGCAGTGGGGAAACTGCGAAAGCGAGCGTTGGTGGAGGCGGCTGGCACATCGGAGGCGGCGACGCTGGGAGCGAGCGAACCCCGACGTGGACGTTCGCGACGAGCGGGAGTTTGGTGATCCTTGGGTTTGGCCGAACGACGGCTGTCGTGGCTGGGAGGACTTCCATCAGGGCCACCCGGCGCTGCGGAAGTAGGGGTTGACACTCAAGGGTGGGTGTGCTACAATCCACTGTCCGCCAACGCAGGAGCCTCCTGCTGGGGCGCGGACAAACACCGTGTTGAGGAGACCGAGGGTTGCGCTTTCAACGCACCGACATCCCCAACCAAGCTGCGAGTTTCGTGCAGACCTTTCTACGTCAACGTGACCGGCGTGTGCTGCTGCCGGTGGACTTGATGCGTGCACAAGAGGTGGGGCTGTCGATTGTGCGTCCAGGCGGTGCCGGGGACGTGCTAATGACGACGCCCGCTCTGCGCCAGCTGCAACGTCAGTACCCAGGCTTGCGAGTGACCTACTACACTTCCCCCAGAAGCGCCGAGGTGCTGCGGGGGAACCCCAACGTCCATGAGGTACGCGACTTTGGTGAGCTGGACCACACCGCGCCCGGTGTGCTGGCCGATCTACGCCACTACCCGGAGCGCCACCCTCAATGCTGCCAGACCCCACGCGCTCGCTTGTTTGCCGAGGCACTCGGGCTGCGACTGAGCAGTCTGCACCTGGACTACTACATCGAACGCGAGGAGCTGGTCGACGCGCAGCGCTCGTTGAGCAGCCTGCGTCGGCCGTTGATCGGTGTCTGTGCGGAGTCCTCTTCCGCGGAACGGCGGTGGGCGGCGGCTGCCGATGCAGTGGCGCCCCTCCAGGAACGGGGGTCGGTGGTGTGGATTGGGGACAACGCTCCGCCGGCCGTGGACGCTGTGATGGACGGAAGGAGCGCCCTTCGCAAGTGCGCGGCGGCCATCGCGGCGTGCGACGTTGTCATTTCGGCGGACTCCAGTCCTCTTCATCTGTGCGCCGCGCTGAAGGCCGGCGGGCTGCCCATCAAACTGCTGGCGCTCATGGGGGTGTCGTCAGCGGCGCTCCGCCTACCGGACTGCCCCGGTCCCCTGCTGGCGCTGGAACCTAAGGACTTGACGTGCTCTCCTTGCGAGTACCGGTACCAAGTGGCTGGGTGCGGCGCCCGGTGTCAAACCGCGCACAGGGTGGACAGGGTCGTTCGGGGCGTGGACTTTCTGTTGAAGACCAGAGGTGTCACTCTAAATGAGGTGCTGGACGGATGATACTCGAAGTGGTGCCGGAGCAGCGCAGCGGGAACGGCAAGCGAAGCGACATCGTGCGAGTCAAGACGTACTACAAGGAGCCGGAGGACGTGGAGGCATTCGCTCCGTGGCCGGAAGTGGCGTGTGCGTGGCTGCCCCGCGCGTACACGATCGCGGAGGCAAACGACGTGGCGATGATCGACACCGCAACCTGCCAGATGCGGTGTCACGGATGCTACTGGAGGGGGCGTAGCACAGAGACGGTACTGCGGACGCCGCGGGAGATCGTGGACGACTTTGTGCAGACGGCGGGGGACTGCCCGGTGTGGCGGGTGAGCGGAGGAGAGCCCACGTTGGAACCCGAGCTCCCCGAGTTGATTACGGCACTGCAGCACGCCGCGGGGGACAACCACATCGTGGTCGTCAACACCAACGGTGCCCACCCGGAGCGCATCCCAGTGTACCCGCGACGGGTGTTCCCTGAGTTGAGCATCAAGGGGCTCACCCCGGAGCTCCGCCGGTGGAACAGCGGCGTGGAGGAACAGCCCGACCCGTTGGACACCTTACGCGCCCTGTTGACGGCGGGCCACCAGACGCTCGTCAACTGCTGGACAGTGGTGCCGGGCGCGTGGACTTCGCCGCAGGCGCGCGCCGCCATGCACGACTTTTGCGACACGCTGAAGCAACTCCACCGTGGTCTTCCGTTGATCGTGACGTGGGTGCACCCCGCTCCCTATGAGTGGGCCACCGACATCCCCCCGCACTGGGATGCACAGTGGATGTTCGACTACTGGCTGACTGAACAGGACTACTCAGTGGGCGAGCTACTCACCCCCGTGTGGGTGTGGGCACGCAGGGTGGCCACTGACGTAGGGATGAGGGAGGTGTAGGAGTGTATCTCCAACTCGAAAGGGCGCTGCCCAACACGTACCAGGGCGACCCGCTGCCAGCGCAGCCTGGGGTCCCCGCTTGTGCCACGTGCATCCTTCAGCCTAAGTGTGTGGACTACCACACCGTCGCGGACCAGCTCACCCAGATGCTGCAGGACCTCGCTGAGGCGCTGCCGCAGCCGGTTGACTGGGGGACGCTCGCTGAGAGTATGCAGGAGTGGCTGGAAGAGGCCGTGGCCCCTGAGTGTGGCCACTACCTCGCCAAGGTCGTCCGATGATCGCGCTGGTCCCTGAGAACTACGACATCGAGAAGCACGTCATGGCCCCCCTGGCGCAGTCGCTGATGCGGGAAGGGGAGGCAGTGGAGGTGTGGGCCGACGTGCCGCCTGTCTCTGGGGCAGCGGGCGACATCGAGCCGCTGACGCAGTGTGCGGTGCAGTACATGCTGTGGGCGGCGAACCACCGCTACTCGCGGTACCGTGACGCCCCCAACTCTGTGCCGTGGTGGGAGCGGCGCGCGCAGTGGTACTTGAACTGCTGGCGTCAACGCCTGGAGGAGAGCCGGCCAGATGTGGTTCTGATCTGGGCGACGCACGAAGTGGTGAGTTGGAGTGCAAGGCTCGCCGCCGCGGAGGCGGGCGTCCCTGTCGCCTTCCTGGAGAACGGGCTCTTCCCCTCACAAGACGGGGACGTGCCGGTCATCATCACGCGGGACGTGCCCTACTACGTGTTGGGGGCGTCGCTCGACCGCGCGGAGTGGTTTGCCTCTTGGGAGCCACACACCCAGCGGGTGCGTGACTACGGGCGGTGGTGGCGCCGCCTCCAGCAGACCAAGCCAGGGCACCAGCGGCTTGTGGCCCTGCGAGAAACGGTGGTCGAGCCGGGGGACACAGTCTGGTTCGGGCAGGTGGAGTGGGACAACGCGCTCTACGTGCAGCCCAACGTCGAGCAGGTGTTGCTTGACCTGCGGAGCGCGGCTGAGCGGGAGGGTGCGTGGTTCAAGCCTCACCCTCGGTGCCCGAGTCCTGCGGTGGCTGTCGGGTACTCGCGTCGTCTGGCGGCCGACCTCAACATCCACAGCATCCTGTCTCTGCCGCACATCAAGGTGCTGACGCTCTGCTCCAACGTCGCGCTGGAGGCGTGGTTCTACGCTCAGGAGACCCTCGTCTACGGCTCAACGTTCTATGGTAAGACCAGGGAGGAGCAGGACCCCGGGATGTCCTGGCAGCGGTTGAAGGTGCTGGACTACGTGCTGTCTCATCTACAGATTGTGCGGAGCGACTCCCCCCGCATCCTTGCGAGAATCAGAGGAGACGATGTGCTATGAAGGTGGTCATGGTAGGCGCGACGGGGGCCTTAGGTGGAAGCCAACAGGTCGCGCGGCAGCTAGTGAGCGCCGTGGCGAAGCACCCCGCCGTGCAGTGTGTGAGCCACGTCGAAGTTGCGGACATCGCCGAGGCGGTCGACGCTGACATTATCCACCTTGTGCGCTTCGCGAGCAGTCGCGCGGAGCAGCAGGTGGTGGACTGGTGCGAGGAACACCGCAAGCAGTTTGTGCTGAGCACCATCTACTGGCCCATGCACGCCTTCGCGACGTACCAGAAGCAGCGTGCTGGGGTTTCTGCGGAGCGGGCGTACCTTGAGGGGACGGAGGAGGGGATGCGGCACGAGAGGCACTTGGCGCAGCTCCTACGGGCGTGCGCCGGCGCGCTGCCGAACAGCTACACCGAGCAGGGCGTCATCGCTCAGATGCTTGAGGGTGCCTGTCCTCCGTGGCGGGTGCAGTACAACGCCGTGGAGGACCTGTTTGGCATGGCGCAGGCGCCGTTGGACCCTCAGCTGAAGGAGGACCTGCAGGGCGCGTGGCTCTACGTGGGCCGCTTCGAAGACCGCAAGAACGGGTGGCTCTTCGTTGAGGCGTGCGACGAGCTCAAGTGCAAAGGGGTGGTGATCGGCCACGCTCGTCGTGAGCGTCAAGGGCGCGTTTCGTTCTGGCCCCCCATCCTGGACCGGGCCTGTCTGGCGGCGGCGATGGCCTCCGCGCGCTTCGGCTGGCAGGTCAGCCTTTACGAGACCCCCGGGCTGGCCGCGCTGGAGATGATGACGGTGGGGCTGCCCGTCCTGGTAGGAAACCAAGCGTCGGAGCGGGAAGTCTTCGGTACGGCGGCGGAGTACGCCAACCCGTTCGACCCCGCCGCGGTCATTACCGGGATGGCGCAGATGATGACTTGGCAGCCCGAGAGCTGCCAGCTCCGCAACTTCGACGTGGCGCGTCGGGCCCGCCTCTACAGGTGGGATGACGCTGCGGCGGCGTGCGTTGATCTCTACCGAGAGGTGCTTGCTCTGTGAGACCCCCGTTTGCCTGGGTGGGTGGGAAGGCCAGCCACGCTCGGTGGATTCTCCCGCATCTGCCCACAGATTATCGAATGTACGTCGAGCCGTTTGCCGGTGCCTGCGGTATCCTGCTGGCCCGGCCCTACAACAGTGAGGTGCGTGAGGTGGTCAACGACCTGGATGACAGCCTCATCAACCTCTGGGAAGTGGTGCGCCTCCGGCCGGAAGAGCTGATCTCGCACCTCAACCGGCTGCCCTACTCCCGGAACCGTTTCCGGCAGTGGCGGCGTCAGTACCTCTACACCCCAGACGACTGGCGCCAACTGAGCGACATGGAGCGCGCGGTTCGGTTCTTCTACCTGTTACGAACCTCGTTTAGCTCCTGGATCGCCAAGGACAACGCGGGGTTCCACCACCACCCGGACCTGGACCAGAAGAGCTGGGCCCCGCGGGCGTTTCGTAGCGCGACAGCCAGGATCGCGGCGGTCAGTCAACGCATCCAAGAGGTGCTCTTCGAGAATCTGGACTTCGCGAAGATCATCACCAAGTACGACCACCGCGACACCCTATTCTACGTGGACAGCCCGTACACCACAACCGTCTACCGCGACTCCGACACGAACCCGTACTACCGATACCCGTGGGTTGAGGCTGACGATCGTCGGCTCGCCGCTGCGCTGAACGAGTGTCAGGCTCGCGTCATGGTCAGCAACTACATCTGCCCTTTGGTGGACACACTCTACGCCGGCTGGAGGCGTGTCGAGCGTGACGTGTTCTGCGCCAGTCGCTCTCACCAGCCCTCGGAGGCGCGCCGCACGGAGCTGCTGCTGATGAACTACGACGAGCAGGGTGCCCGACTGTAGACCCGCTGCTCAACACGCGGTTCGTAGATGTCTCAGAAACGGGAGGCGCTCACTGATGCCACCGAAGATTGTCGTGCTGGGTGACGTAGCTTTGGACGTTTGGATGATGGGGGCTCCGCAAAGGCTGGCTCAGGAGGCCCCCTGCATCCTCCACGAGATGGCCACGCCTCCAGAGTACAGCCCGGGGATGGCATCCAACGTCGCACGGGTGCTCGCTGTCAACTACCACCCGGTGTTTCTCTGCGCCGAGTTGGGCACCGACGCCTACGGGGACACTCTGGATCAGCTTCTACAGGCTGTGGGAGTGCAGCGGAGGAGTTACCTGCGAGCCGGGGAGACGCTGCTTCGCATACGCACGGGTCGCCGAGAACCTGACGGCACCCCGGTCATCTCTGGGCGCTGGGACTACAACCCCGCCACCTCCCGAGAGGCCGTCTACTCGGCGCCGCTTGATTGGACTGGCGTGGCCGCGCTCGTGGTGAGTGGGTACGGCCGTGGGGCGCTGGAGCGGCTGGGCTGGCTGCTTGAGGGCTGCCCGAAGGAGGTGCTGGTGGTGGTGGACATCAAGACGCCACCGCTGATCCCCCTGCCTTGCCACGTGGACTACGCCACCCCCAACGCCGCCGAGTACGCAGACGCTGTCGCCAGAGTCCAACGCCGCCGGTCGGCGCGCAGACCGGCGCGCCCTGTGGACGTGCTGCACGCTCTCGCCGGCAGGACGACCGCCTTTGCACGGTACCGCAGGTTGGGGGCGGTGGTGGTGACGCAAGGCGCAAGCGGGGCTGTGTACAACTCCTGCGGCACCCCGATCCCCCAGCCAGTGTGGGTGCGGCCGGGGGATGCCACTCCAGGCCGGTACACCTGTGGAGCCGGCGACGTGTTTGTGGCCAAGTTCACGTCGGAGCTGGTTCAGGGGTTCAGCCTACACCACGCAGTCCAGGCCGCCGTGGACACCGCTTCCCACGCTGCGCGCACTGGATGCTTTTGCTGGTCCTGAGGAGGACTACATGCCTTCCGCCGATCAAGTACGCCCTGCCGTTTCGTTGCAGCAGATCGCTAACGGGATCGGTCTAAAGTCACGGGACCTCACCGTGGCTCGCATGAAAGTAGACGGCCGCAGTCGTCGGCAGATCGCAAACGAGCTAGGCATGAGCCACCGTGCTGTCATGCACGCTCTGCACGCGTTCGCGCAAGTGCACCAAGCAGCCAACATGACGCCTGAGGAGGTGCTCACGACACTGGAGGGCGGGTACGCACACGAGCAGTACACGCCTGTGGCGCAGCGGTACCAACGCCGCGCCGACGCTCAGCAGAAGACCATCGATGCTCTCCAAGACGAGCTAGCGCGCAAAGCAGTGATCGTCGACGCGGTGGTGGACGGGGTGCTAAGCCACGTCGGCCGGTACACCCCCAGACCCTACTCCGCCCCTAACCACGAGGGACGCGGCCGGCCGCACTACGCGATCCTCGAACTTAGCGATTGGCAGATGGGCAGCTACTGGACGGCGAACGATGTGGCTGGGCTGGGGGAGGCGTCAACGCCCATCCTCACAGAGCGGGTGAGACTGCTGGGTAGGCATGTGCTCCGCCTCACTCAGAAGGAGCAGGCAACGGGGGATGTGCGCCACCTCGTCATCAACTGGCTAGGGGACTTCGTCGAGGGCGAGATCATCTTCCGGGGGCAGGGGGTCCATATCGACACCCCCACCAGCGAACAGATGTGGGCGTGCGCCTCGGCGGCTCGGGAACTGCTGGAGTCGTTGCTCCCCTACTACGAGACGATCACCTGCTACTGTGTGCGAGGAAACCACGGGCGCATGTCAGCCAAGAAGGGGGAGCAGCACCCGAAGAACAACTGGGACCAGCTGCTCTACCAGTTCCTGGCTGGGTGGTTCAGAGACGAAGATAGGCTCAAGTGGTGCATCAGTGAAGGGCCGTGGATGGCGTACACCCTCCCGCTGGCCCCCAGGTTCAACCACGTGATCCTACACGGGGACGACATCCCCAACAACTTGGGAATCCCCTACTACGGGATCAACCGCGAATCCGCGAAGATGGCCACGCTGGCCAACATCCCCGTCCACTACATCCACATGGGGCACTTCCACGCCGCGTCCACCTTGGACAACATGTACGGCGAGAAGATCATCAACGGCTGCCTCACAGGTCCTAGTCCGTTCAGCACCGGGCCGCTGAAGACAGGGAGCGTACCACGTCAGTGGTTCTTGGGGTTTCACCCCGAGCACGGGGCGGTCTGGCACTACCCGGTCTACTTGGCGCAGATGCCTGAGCCCAGCGCCGATGAGCACGGTGTTTACACCCCGCACGAAACGGGTATTCCTACCGGTTGAACCGCTGGGTGAGTGGGTACTATCAAGGCAGGCGCTGTTCTCAGCGCCTGCCTTTTGCTGTTTGTCTACGGAGGGACCCCGTGCTACATCTCGCCAAGGCGTTTATGGACAGCCCCGAACTCCAGGTCGCCGTAATCGGCGCGTTGACCTGGGCGATCATGCGAGGGTTGAAGGCGTTGGGCGTAATCCCGCAGCAGGGAGCCGACTGGCCGAAGCGGGTCACGGCAGCGGTGACGGCGGCGACGATCGGCCTCGTCTCGTCGTGGGTGGCGTTCCAGGTGTCGGGAACGCCCGTGGACTGGGGCGAGCTTGTCGCGGCGGTTGCGTTGGCTTGGTTGGGTGCCACAGGCTTGCACACGCTAACACGCAAACCGAAGTCGGAGGGGTAGAGTGGCAACCTACTACGTCAAGAACGGCGGTTCCGATTTTGCTGACGGTACCTCCGATGCGAACGCCTGGGAAACGCTGAACTGGGCGCGGCAGCAGACGTACACCTCTGGAGACCACATTCTGCTCAAGCGCGGAAGCACATTCAACGCCGCACTCATCCTGACCGGCGCGGCTCGGAACGGGACTGTGTGGGGAGCCTACGGCACTGGAGCGCGCCCCATCGTGAACTCGTCCTCGTCCTCGTCGATCTCAATCACCTCGGTCGCCAACCTCACCGTCCAGGACCTCCTAGTGACGGGTGCCAACGCGAATGGCATCGGCATCGGAGACGGAGCCACCGGCATCCTGGTCCAGCGCGTTGAGGTCCGCGACTCCCCCAACGACTGCTTCCACATGGACGGCACCAGCGACGCCGTATTCCGCGACATCATGGGGACCGGAGCAGGGGACGACTGCTTCAGCCAACATTCCGACACGACCGCCGAGATCATCGGCGGCGTCTTCGCCAACTCGGTCAACGGCATCAACAACATCGACAACTCCATCCTCCGAGTATCAGGGCTGACCATCGTTGACTGCTCGGCGAGGGGGGTCCAACTGACGAACGCGGACGCCAACTGGAGGCGCGGGAAGGCTACCCTGTGGGGTTGCTTCATCCGCGATTGCGTCCTGAACGTGGAGGTTGAGGAGGACTTCATGTGCGAGCTGCACCGCTGCCTAATCAGCGGTGGAACACATGGGGTCAAGTGCTATGGGGAGGGGACCGTACTCATCGAACGCTGTGACATCGACAGCGCTCTCGGCGTGTGGATTGCAGGGAGTGGGCTGGTGAAGGCGCGTGGGTGCTCGATCATAGGCGACACCTACGGTGTTCAGCACACAGGGACAGCGCCGCTTGAGTTGGTCGAATCCGTTGTCACTGGGGTGACGGATAGCCTAGTCGTTTCCGGCAGTCCGCAACTCTACCTGTCTGGGAACACGTACAGTCCCGCCTACCCATAATACCTGGAGGCGAAGGCCACGATGCAACAGACGCTCACCGTCAACTCCGGCCTCCCATCGTGGTGGGACCTGTGGGGCTCAACGGCATCGAACTATGCCTTGGACGCCTCAGGGAAGGTTGTCTCGTGGCGGCTGACCATGCCCACCACGGCAACCGTGACCAAGGTCGGCATCCTTGTGGCGTCCGTCACAGGGTCTTCTCCGACCTATACTATCGGTATCGAGTCGGACAACGGATCGGGCGTGGCAAGCGGGACGTACCTGAACGGCGGTGGAGCATATCACTCGCAGACCCTGGCAGCGGGCTGGACCGAGATCACGCTGGACAGCAACACGGGCTCCATCGCGGCGGGAACGGTCATCCATGTGACCATCCGCTACAGTAGCGGTACGATCAACGCATCCAACAAGGTGACCATTACCGATCAGACGACTACGGGGTCGGGTGTCGGGGCATCTTGCCTAGCGAGGCGTTATGACGGCGCATCCTGGACGGCGTTCCCTGCTAATCCGCCCGTCTTCTCGGCGATTGCAGGCACGACATACTACGGGGGGCTGGCCGTCTCGGCACTTGCGTCGGCTGGGTACAGTTCGTCAGGACCTGACCACATTGGTGTCAAGTTTACGGCTCCTGCAGACATGACCCTGACGGGTGTCAAGACCGCGCTGTCCTTCGGGGCGACGGGGCAGACCAATGAGGTGCGGGTCTACGACTATGCGTCAAACCTCCTTGGCTCGGCTACCATTCCCGACCTCCTCGACGGCAACGGGCTGCGGTGGTCTCAGTTCTTCACACCCATCTCCCTGTCGTCAGGGCAGACGTACCGGGTCGTCTTCTATACGACCTCGGCGGTCAGTAACTCTATCCGTACTCTGACCGTTGTAGATTGGGCCGGGCTGCCCGCGAACTACATTCTCACGCAGCGCACCGGCTCCGGGGCGTGGACTGACACCGCGACCGCATACCCATGCGTTGTCCTGCTCGTGGACACCATCACGGCAGCCTGGGGAGCCCCGGCGGTTGTCTCCCCTATGGTTGCGGAGATTGCTCACGCGGACGACGGAAGGTACGTGTACTTCAAGGCCGTGGACTCGACCGATCTGGAGACGCCCGAGACCTCGTTGACCGGGGTCGCGGTCAACTACTCGCTGGACGGCGGAGCCAACACGGCTATGACGACGCCGACCGTTCAGGCGGTAGACGCGGCCAATCAACCTGGCGTTCACTCACTTGCCATCGACGAGGCGGGCATGGTTACGCTGGGGGATGGGGTGCAGTCGGCTCAACTGGTGCTCACCATCTCCTCCAACGAGGCGCGGAGCGAGACGTTGTATGTGAACGTGAAACGCCCCGCCCTCACGGCAGTCACCGCCGGGCGCAGCCTGCTTGTGGACACGGATGGTCGTATCGAGGTCAGCGGCACACTCAACACGCTCGACGACATCCAATCCCTAATCGCGGCCTTGAACGACGTAGCGGTCAGCGACATATGGGCGGACGGGCACCCGCCGGAAGGGTTCCCTCTGGATGCACTATCGAATGCGTCACAGTGGCTCGACCGTACCGTATGGACCTCTGCTCGTGCCGCGAAACTCGACAACCTTGATGCCCCAGTGACTACGGTTCCGAACGCACAAGACATCCGCGATGCCATGAAGCTGGCGCCGAGCGCGGGGGCGCCCGCCGCCGACAGCATTGACGAGCATCTCGACGACATTTTGGAAGACACAGGAACGACGCTGCCTGAGCTACTCGATGCGCTGGGCCCCGGCACCGGAGCGCGCACCGTCATCGTCACCGTACTGGGAACAGGCGACGTGCCTATAATGAGCGCGAGGGTCGCCGCTGCGGCCACCGAGGACGGCCTGCCGGTCGCCCGAGCCACGAGCAACTCCTCCGGTCAGTGCACTCTGCGGCTGGACGACGGCACGTGGTGGCTACACGCGTTCGGAGTGACGGGCTACGAGCACAACCCGGAGTCGGTCGTCGTGGACGAGTCGCCCGAGACCTTCGAACTCAGCATGGCCGCGTTCAACCCAGGCCAAGCCGCCGACCCAGCTCAGCGGAGGGTCTACGTGCGCCTGCGAGACATCCAGGCGCAGTACCCGTCCGAGGACACGTCGGAGCGCCCGGTCTTCACGGTGCGGCTCAAGAACGCTGCCTCCGTGGACGATGACACAGTGGTCTCGATGGAAAAGGTGGAGAGCACCGAGGCCGATGACCACAGCTACGCCTACTGTGATCTGCTGCCCACCGACACTATGACACCTTTCGACGAGAACAAGCCGGCGGAGTACGTCGCCCATATCCCAGCCGCGAAGCTGACGGTGAGGTTTGAGCTGGACACCGACGACTTGTCCTCGGTCAACCTGCTGGGGCTGTCGTAGATGACATCCAAGGTAGACTCCTGCTGGCGCCCGCCCACGGAGGGTTTGGTATGACGTTCGACAGCACCGTAACGCTCGGAAACCTGCTGACGGTGGGGACGATCGCACTGGGCTTTGTTGGAGCGATCGTGTCGTGGGCGGTGTGGCGGGCGCAAACGATGGCGAGGATCGAGGCCATCGAGCGGGACAAGGTGGCCGTGACCGACTGCCTGCGAAGCCACGGCGAGACCGTGACGACCACCTTCTGCCGGGAACAGCATGAGTCGACGGGGAAAACCCTGCGGTCCTTCGAGACACGGCTTCAGACATTTGTGGAGGAGACCCACATCGGGCTGGCCGTGCTGAACGGGAATCTGAAACGCATGGCTGACAAACTGCCGCAGAACCCACACCCGTTGGAGTTGGACGAGCTGCCGTGGAGGAAGAGCCAACACCAGAAGGAGGTCAATGGCGATGTCGCTGAGTGACTTGCTTGACGGGCTGCGGAAGCCCGCGCAGGAGTACATGCTACGGCAGTGCGAGGACGCAGGGCTGTTCGTGCTGCACGCGGTGACGCAGGGCTACGACGCGGGTTCGACCAAGAAGGCGCTGAAGCTAGCGAAGGCGGCCGCGAAGTGGGTCATCGAGCACGGAACCCCGACGCCGGAGGATGTCAAGGCGGCCCTCGGACTGTGAGCGAGCGGCGCGCCCTTAGATAAGGAGCACACGAGATGAGATGTCCTGGGTGCGGCGGGGACCCTGAGGACTGGCTGCGGAGGATGAAGAGTGGCGAGGAACCCGACGTGTGGCGCTGCTGCTTAGACGCGCTGCTCCCTCGCCTCCGCGTGACCCCCAAGCGCACGTCCACCCTCTCCCGCAGCAAGACGGTGGAGAACCGCGTATCACGGTACCTGTGGGGGAACCTGCGAGACTGGGAGGCCCTGCACGACATCAGCGGCAACGGGTGGGTCGGGGAAGTGAAGGCGTACAGCTGGGAGACGATCGGCGCCAAGGGCGGGGTGTTGTCGGTGCTGCGGGACGCGCTCAAGCAGTGCCAGTCGGTCTGCAAGGAGGCCTCACCGTTTGCCTGTCTCGTAGCGAAAGGTACACGCGCGTTTGAGCAAAGCCTAGTGCTCACCGCTGACGGCCGGCTGTGGACGTTGGAGCAGTTCCGTGAGGTCGCCGGGCGCAGCTAGCGTGGGGCAGGTAGTCCAAAAGCAGCGACACGCGCCCCTCTTGAAAGGGGACTCCAAGTGCCGGTATCGAATCCGGCCCTGCCCCTCTCCAGTAACGAAGCCCGGTAGGATGGTCCTACCGGGCGTCGCTGTTCGCAGATGTTGACAATCTCGTCCAACAACACGGTGTGTTGTAGGGCTACAGGTGCGCCCCCTCCGGGATGTCCAGCCTCTGTTCCTTGTGCTGCACGTAGATGCGCTGCCGGCCATCGGGGTGGACTACGAAGTTGACAGCGTAGCCGCACGCCTCCAGCAACCGGCGCAGGCGCACGCGCGCGGTCCAGGAAACGACGGTGGAGGTTAGCATCTGCCCGTAACCCCCTACCCCGATGCTGGCCTGCAGTTGAAGGTTGAGCGCCTCCACCAACGGCTGCAAGTCGGCCGTGGTCACACCGTCCTCCTCGGTGGGAGCGCAGACAATCGGCTTGCCGTCAGGCCCCACCACCAGCAGGTCCGTCCCCCCCACCTGCTGCGGCAGCACCCGGAAGAAGTGCGCTCGTCCCTGCAAGGTGGGGTGCTCCAGGCTTGAGATGACGGTGCCCGGCCCTCGCTCTGCGCTGCTGGTGTTCTCCGCTATCCGACCGCCCCCCAGGAAGATCGCGATGTGGCCTGGGGGTCGGCTGTACGGCTCGAAGCCCACGATGTCCCCTGGTGACGGCGTGCTGATGTGGCCGTAGTGCCCGAACAGCCCCTCCCCGCCCTTCTGCAGCTTCTGGCAAGACTGGCTGGCGTACTGGGCAAACCACGGAAAGTAGCTCCACTCTGGGTCGGCCACCCACTGCGCGCCGAACACGTAGCTGGGGTCGACCTCTCGGATGGCGGCCGTGAGCGCCAGCCGCACAAACCGCAAGCAGTAGCCCCGCTCCGCGGTGTTGAATGGCACTCCGTTGACCGTGACAACCTTCCGCTGCTTCCCCTCTCGTGCGACCTGCTCCGCGATCTCCGCCACTCTCCGCAACGCTGGCATCATGTGTGGTTGTCCCTTCTGCGGCGCCCACCCAGGAAGAGGGCGCGCCGGCGATGGGGCGGCTCAGCCTAGACCGAGCTCGTCCAGTTCCACGATCTCGGCCAACGCCTCGATCTGTAGTTGCTGCAGGCACTCCTCCAGTATCTCGATCTCCTCCACCGTAAACGTGATGACCTGTCCGGGGAGTAGCCCAGAAACGCCGTCCACTCGAACACCTCCATCCTGCACTCGACACCTCATTGAGGCGCTCCTTGCTCGAAGGCGTGGGTGAGCGTCACAACCAACGCCTCCTCGTGGAGATCGTGTAGCCGCTGCACCACAGACGCCGCCTGAGGGGACAACTCCTGCACCGCTGTCTTCGTCACCTCGCGTAGGTTGGTGAGGGCCACGTGCAGCATCTCATGGCACACCAGCCACCGCACGCACTCGTCTGACACCTCCAGCATGGCGAGCTCAAGCGAGCAATGCTTGAGCGCCGCGCGGCACGTCACCCTGGCCTGCACCGTCAACCCTTCCTCATCTACTTCGATGTACCGGTCGTTGATGAAGAACACCTGCACCTCCCACCCCACCAGCCCCAGGCGCTCCTTCCACTCCCCAACCAGCCGCATGACCATCCGCTCAGTTTTCGACAAGGCGCACCTCACTGACAAGCCCTTGACGAGTGACCTCCAGCACTTGGTTGGAGGAGGCCCGCATCACCTCGGGATCGGTATGCGACACCAGCACGATCTGGATGTCGAGGTCCTCGGCCAACTGCCGCAGCCAGCTCACCGCCCTTGGCTGGTTCTCGATGCTGACGCCAGCCAACGGCTCGTCCAACCACAGCAGACGGGGGCCACCCATCCTTACGAGGAACCACACACGCAGGGCGAGCGCGATGATACACGCCGCGCTGTTGCCGTTGCCGTCCAGTGGGTCCTGGGCCACACCGTCCCGATCCCAGCTGAGGAACTGAGGTTGGTACTCCCCCCGTGACCCGACCGGAACCCAGCGCAAGGAGCAGCCGGCGGTGTCCCCGAACACGTCACGCATGGCGCTGGTGCAAAGCGCACTGACGCTCTGCCCCGTCGTCTGGCGGGTGCCCTGCGCCAGCTCCTCCACCACACGGAGCGCCTCCGCCCCCACGCGGGTCTCGGTGTCGATCGCAGCCAACTGCGCCTCAGCGGCGGCCAGCTGCCCCCGCAGCGTGGCTCGGCTGCCCTGCAGTAGCGAAAGTCGCTGACGCGCGTTAGACAGCAATCTCCACCTTCCCCTCAGCCTGATCTAGCAACAGCGCCGCCCTGCGGTTGGCCTCCTGTGCGGCCTGCGCTGCGGCTTCGAGTTGCTGCTCACGGCGCGCGCATTCGGCCGCGACGGCCTCCGGTCCGCTGTCCACCGGGTAGCCGGCCGCGCGCAGGTGCTCCTCCAGCTCTTGGTGCTGGCGTTCCCGCTCTTTCAGCGTAGCCTGCAGCGCCCCCAGGCGCCGCTGCAACTGTTCCGCCTCTTGGTTGATGGCGTTGAGATCGACCGAGCCCATCAGGGGTCTCCTTCTTCTTCTACGGGGCCTGACCGGCCCCGCTACTTGTACCCGAGCCGTTCCCGGGCGACACCGAGCGCTGCCTCGATCGCGTCACGTACCTCTTCGGACACGTCCAGGCTGGCCATCGAGAGTTCCATGCCGGCCGCCGCGCGCTCTCCCAGCTGCTGCAGCGCCGCGGCGAACTCGGAGTCTCGCTCAACCGGCGACTCCTGCTCCACGCCGTACCCCTCCATGTCAAACGCCTCCTCGGCGGGCCGGCATGGCACGGGCTCGTACCACAGGTTCTGGACCCCGTTGCTCCACTCCAGCACCAGCAACTGAGGTTGGCGCTGGGCGTCATCGCGGCTGGTGCGGGTGAGAGCCCCAGGGTTGCAAAACCACGTATCGTTGATCTTCTGCACGTCGTACCCGTTGTGAAGATCGCCACTGAACACCACGCGTTCTCGGCCGTCCTGGGGCAACCGCTGCTCAAAGTCGCTCAGCAGGATGTGGTCGAACGCCACCGGCTTGGGCGTCAGCATGGCGTGGACGATGATGATACCGACACCGTAGTCCACCGAACATCCCGCACGCTCTGGCATCGCGAAGGCTGCGTCAGCGAGGGCCTCTGGCGTGAGCGGGGCCCCGTAAGGCAGGAGCAAAAAGGATGGCCAACCCGACAGTCCGTGTGGAGAACCCAGTCTTAGAATCGACGGAATTGGGTCTCCAGTTAAACCCCCAGGACCGACGCGCCATGACATCGAGTACGTGGGTCCTCTGCGCCAGTCCCCATGATCCGGGAGATCGTGCTGCCCTGTAACCCCCACTACGTGGTTTGGGACCCCCGCAACAACATCCGCGAGTCGGCTGACCGTACCGAATGAGCAGTCGGCGCGGTGGAACCAATCCCCGGCGCACAGCAAGGCCGCGTCCAGTTCGTAGGCGCGGTGGGCGGCGTAGCTCACCTTCGCTATGATGTCGCCTGCGGCGTTCGGGCGGTAGCGACTCAGTCGCTGAGCCATGTGGATGTCGGTGATGCCTACGAAGGTGGGCATCGATCACACCTCAACCATCGGCGCCGTGGCCTGCCCACACGTCGGGCAAGTACCAAGGTCGACCAGCGCCTGAGTGTGTCTGCGCCTCGTCTGGGACAGCGCGCGCTCCGTCTGTTCCACGTCCACCTCTGCCTGCCGGAGCGCCGCCAACGACAGGGCGTGCTGCGCCCCGCTCGCCGTCTCGTCGACCAGGGGAGGCACCCCGCTCAGCACGGCACCCGCCGCTTCCACGAAACCACGGAAGCGGCCGACGCTCTCGGCCGCGGCGCAGTGCCGACGCGCGGCTGGGAGGGTGGAGTCAGTCGGTATCGGCTGGGGCACAGCCACCTGGGAGACCAGACGTAGCTGTTCGAGCGCAGCACGCCCGCTCTGCACCTCGGCGACCTTGGCTCTGGCCTGAGCCACCTCCCGCTGCTGCTCCATCAACGGGCCGACTTCGACCACCTTCACGTCGCTCAGCGCGGCGCGAGCGCGGCGCACCCATACGCCGCCGGCTTCCCACGCAGCTACGCGGGGGACCGCCCATTCCAAGTCCTGCGACAGCTGGTGGACCAGCTGCTCCTGCCGCTCCGCCTCAACGACGAAGACTTCCGCGTCGTCCAGGACAGCCAACGGTTCCAACTGTGTCTGCAGCGCCTTGACCTGTTCGCGGACTGCCCCTTCTTTACGCCGGGCTGCGGTTAGCTGGGTGCTCAGGATGTCACTGGCCGCTTCGAGTACGTCCACGCCCATCACCCTGGCCAACGCGCTTTCCTGCCGCCCCGCTCCCTCGGCCAGCAAGAACTTGGGGTCGTTGGCGCCCTGGAAGGTCAAGCAGTCCTTCCAGTCCTTCGCCAACACCTGCACGTCCACGCCCGTGAGCTCAGTGACCGTACCGTTGGGGCCCTGCCCTGGGCTCAGCTGCAGGTGCTGCCCGTCTGGGGCCCAGACCTCTATCTCGTTCTTGGCGGTGGTCCACCGGCCGTCCTTGTCTTGCCGTCCAGTGCGCCGCCTCACGACCCGCAGGCCGTTGTCGAACTCAAGCCCCATCTCCACCGGAGCGCCCGGGGTGTGCGCCAGCCGCTCGTAGCTTCGGCCGTCGTTGAGCAGGACTTCCCGGGCGGCGATCTGCAACCACGTCTTCCCCGCCATGTTCGCGCCTAGTACCGCGGTCAGGCCCTCCCCAAGCGGAACGTCGAGCTGCTCGTAGGGACCCAGGTTACTCGCCGTCAAGCGCTGGAGTTTAGCTGCCACTACGTCTCTCCCCCGGGGCGCGTCGAATGATGGGGCCGCACAGCAGCAGCTGGTGCTGCTCCCCGTGCTTGCGCCAAGTCGCCTGAGCGCAGGTTACCACGTTGGGGTCTGGGTTGTCAAGGTGCAGCTCGCCTGCCACATCGTAGCCGCCTCCCACGAACCCCACCGACACGTTGGTGGGCTTCCCTTCGATCTGGGAGACACGGATGTTGAGTAGCTGGGACTGAACAAACAGCGCAGTGGCCGACCCCCAAAGCATGAGCATCGCGCGGTGGACGGTCAACAAACGGCGGTCGAGCCACACATCGTGAAAGTAGACATAGCGGGTCACAGCAACCTCCGGTAGGCAGCCTGTAGGTCAGCCCCGTGGCGCTGAGCCGTCGTATCGGGGTCTCCCCCCGCATCGGGGTAGCTCCAGCGCAAGACGCGCAGTCCGGATTTCTGCAGATCACGCTCCCAGATGGGCGCAGTCGTGGCGAACACGTCCTGGTCTGGCCAGACGATGACGGTGTCGGTGATGCGGCGCAGCAACCCCGCCTGCCACGGAGTGATGAGGCAGCGAGGCGCGTTGGCGTTGGCGGCGCTGGTGGCTCCCAGCACCGCGTAGGCTGGGATGCCCAGTGCTTCCAGGGCCCACACGTCTAGCTGGCCCTCGACAACCACCACAGGACCAGATAGACGTTGTGGGCGGGGCCGGCCGTAGATCACCCGCTGCTTCTTCGTACCCTGCGCCATGTAGTATTTCTGGCGGCTGTCGGCAGCATCGATGGTGCGTCCGGTCACGGTGACAAGTTCAGCGTGGTAGGGGTGCAGTAACGGGAGAACCAGCCGCTCAGCCCACTGCCCTGGCGCCCACGCGCCCGCGTAGCCGAACTGCTGCTCGTCGTAGCATCCTCGGGCCCGCACGTAAGCCTCTGCGGGGGAGCCCCTGTACTCCTGCTGGCAGCGTTCAACGAAGGCCTCGGGGGTCAGCACAGGCGCGCTCCAGTGGAGAGTGGGCCCTGAGGGGGGCCCACTCTCTCAGCGTGGTCACTTGAGGCCCAGCCGCTGGGTCAGTGCCCCCATCGCCTTCTGCGCGGTGGCCCCTCGCCCCGCCATCGGGCGCCCGCGGCGGTTGTCCAGCACGGCCCGCGCCTCCACCTGACCGTCCTCTAGGTCGACGCAGTGCACCTTCGTGACTTCCATCGTCTTGCCGTTGATGACGACTGTGTCTCCGACCTTGACCATCAGTCTGCTCCTTGCTGATATAGTGTGCTCTCCCACAGCGGGCAGTTTAGTGGGAGCGCTACTTTGATCTCCTCGCCCACCTTGGGGCTGAGTCGCGACTCCTTCAGTTGCAGCTTGAAGAACCAGTGGTTGTCGGCCACCTCCTTCTCAGCCTTTCTCAGTTCGCTCTTCGGCCACTTGTTCACCCAGAAGATGCCGCTGGCCACATGCTGAAACGCGTACCCTCCAGTCAGGTAGCGGGGGTCGGTGTAGGGCTGAGCGTCGGGCTTCTCGTGGTAGTGGGTCACCATGAACAGCGAGACGCCGTAGTCCGCGCACACCCCCGCGATGCCTGGAAGCCACTGCCCCAGCACGGCCGCTTGCGACGCCCTGGCCTGCCGGCTCAGGTAGTCGTCGGCGTCGTTGGCCTTGTCCCCGCGGACGATCGCTTCCGCCTGCGCGCGGGTGATAAGGTACGGCATACTGTCCACGAACACCGCGTCGAGCAGGTCAGCGCGAGCGGCTTGAGCGACAGCCCCCAGGGTGTCCTCCAGCACGTAGGACATCCCGCCGTCCTCACGTTCGCCGAGATGTAGCAGCGCCTCCACGTCGACCCCCAACGCCTCCAAGGCCGCGTCGCCTGTCGTGGTCACATCCCGCTCGCTGGCGACCAGCGCCACACGCAGCCCTTGGCGCTGGCAGCCAGCGATCATGTGAGTCCGAAAGAGGCTCTTGCCGATCTTCGGCTTCCCGGCGAACACCCAGTGGGTCCCACGAGGAAACCCACCCAGTGCATCCCCAGACGTGTTGGTGAACAACCCGTCAAGGGCGGGGACCCCGGTTGCGATGCTGCCCCGACTGAGGCCTTGGCGGCGCCCCTTCCGCAGGAGCACTCCCAGCACACTCTGCTGGTCAGTGGCTTGCTTTGGCATCCACGCCCTCCTCTGGCCACGACACACGGAAGTATTCGACTGCGCCGTTCTGGTACAGCACCCCGACCACAGTGGTCGTCGGATTCCCGTCCAGGTACTCCCAGCGAGCCGAGAACGCTCCTGCCACGTTTGGGCGCACGTCCAGGCGGTGCTGCGCCCGCTCCCGCTGAAGCACCTCAGCGTTGTTCAGCGCCAGCCCGAAGGCCACAACCATCAGCAGGAACACCGCGCACATCCCGACCACCACGCGCACTGGCACATCACACCTCCATCTGAACCGTCGACTGCGCGCCGGGGCCGCCGGTGCCGCCGTCGTAGGTCACGCCGGCCTTGTTTTCGATCCGCAGGTCTTCCAGGATGCTCTCCTTGGTGTGCTTCGGCAGGAACCACGCGAGACAGTCGGGGGCGCAGCGAGCAACGTTGGCCTGCTGCTGCGGGCCCCACGGGAAGCGCTCAGCGTAGTTCGAGTTGGGGAGTGCGACCTGACACCCCAAGCTGAGGAACTGGCCCTGCCGCTCCAGCGACCAGACCATGTTGTTCGCGTTCCCGCCGTTCTCGGCGCTTTCACGGAACAGCGCCCGAAAGCGCTCCATCATCCCCTTGGGGTGCTGCGTCGCCTTGAACGACCAGTTGCGAAGTTCCTCCACCGGCGTGTTGCTGTCGGTGTACTGGTAGACCGCGAAGACCGCGAACGGGTCCGGTTCCCCGTAGCTGTGCAGCCCACGGCCGCTGGGGAGTACGATGGACGCGCACTCCTGCGCCCCCGCCGGGTCCTTCGGCCAGTCCCCCTTGGGGTTGGGGGCAGTGGGGGAGCAGAGGCAGTACACAGGAATCGGCCACTGGCCCTTCTTGCGCCCCAGGTCCTGCCACGGAACGGCGTGGGCGTAGTAGTACCGCGGGACGGTGGGGGTGATGGCACTCAGCCCCGGGACCTGATCGATCGTGAGAATCCGAAAGTAGCTCTTCGACCCGTCGACATCCCCCAGACTCAAGCGCCAACGGCTACGTCCCTTCTCTGCGTACTCCGGCTGGCCTCCGATGTTCACTCCACCTACCATGCTCATGCGTGCTTCTCCTTATGCGGTGTCGCCCTGTTTTCGGGCCATTAGGCTATAAGCATATTCCCACGTGATTGTCAACGCCGCTGCCACGTTTTTAGTCCCGGTTGTTCCTCCCCAACACACGATCGATCGTGGTGATGTGATTCAGCAACGACCACCGAACCGTCTCGGCGGTGGCCGAGAGGGCTTGCGCTTTCGCCTGGATGTCCAGGACGGCCGCGGCCTCGTGTTCGAACACCGCGTCGCGCCGGAACTTCTCGTCGAGCGGACAGACCGTCGCCCAGAACGCCTTGAGCATGTCCACCTGCCGGGCCAGCACAGTGGCTGTCTCGGCGGCTGCGGCGCGGTAGCAGTCGACGTTGGCGCGCAGGTTGTTGAGTTCGAGGTAGAGGTTGCTGCTCATGCTCGACAGGATCGCCGGGTCTTCCGGCAGGCGCACGTCCGCCGCCACGCGCAGCAACTGGTAGCAGAGGTCGTGGTCTGGAGGGAGGCGCTGGAGGGCCGGCAGATCGTACTGCTGGTGCAGCCGTCGAGCCGCCTCGGACAGGAGGTGCGTCTTCAGCTGCAGCTCCCGTGTCGTCCGATCGGGCGTTCGTTGCCCAGGCGTCAAGCTGGTGAGCCAGCGGTACTCAGCCTCAGGGTTCGTGAAGTCTGGGTCGGGGGGCATCGTCTCAATCTCTCGTATCTGCGCTACGCGCTATTTCCACCACTCACCGAACTCCCGCACCAGATCGTCGCGGGCCGGCTCGTCCACCTTTGTGGCGTACCCTTGGAAGCCAAACTGGGAGAGGATCGTGAGGTTCCCCGCGCGCACTCCCTCGGTGCCGCACAGCCCCGACCAGAACTGGCCCCGACGAAGGTACTGACTCATGGTGGGGAAGGCCTCATCATCCGCTGGGTCTCTCCACCCTCTACCCTCCAGCTCACACAACCAGCGCCGACAGTCCTGAGGGTGGTCCTTGTGGGGCTTGATGAAGGCGCCGGGCGCGAGCCCGTACCCACAAAAACAGATGTTGATGGCTCCCACCTTGTTCAGCGCGCGCAACACAACCTCGCCGCCCAGGTAGGCATCCTGGATCAAGTCCCAGTTGATGACCCCGAAGAACGGCTGCACGCCCGCCTCGCGCAGCCGTCCACCGAGCTCTAGCACGAACTTGGCAACGGCACGGCAGTTGCCCGCCGCGTCCCCGCTCCACGTTCCGTACTGGTGGCGGAACGACAACTCCGAGTTGCCTTGCTGGTTCCCCACCAACACGCCCCTCAACTTCGGCCCCAACTCCGTCACCAGCCCCCAGGTCTCGTCGTAGTCCTCACGCTCCTCCAGCAGTAAATCACGTCTGGAGCGAGAGAGGACCTCGTGCACTAAGGGTACGCAGAGCACGTCGCTGCGACTGATGCACTGTAAGTCTGGCTGGGCGGCCACCGCCGCGTCTTGCTCCAGCCCACGCCGCATCAGCTGGACGAACGCCCCCGGGGCCAGCGCGTCCACCCGACCTCCCCCTGGGGTGACACACAGAGGGAGCAGAAACAGCCGGCCGGCGGGCCACGTGGTCCACGGCCAGTCCCCTGGGGGGTAGTGGCATGTGCGAAGCACCATTACTCCGGCACCTCTCTGGTCTGTAGGAAACGCAACCACTCGGCGCGGCTGATGCGCGGCTGCCGCACGATGAGGCTCTCCACCACGTAGCAGGCGCCGGCCTGCACCGGGTACCGGTACACTCCAGCGCCCGTCGCGTCCTTGGGCTTGGCGACCGGCTCCGTAGACCACGTGGCGTTGGCGATCTGCGCCGCCTCGACGGACCCGAACATGATCTTGCCGAGCATCGCGTGGAGCGCCTCGTTCGGGACGCCCGCCTCCAGTACGTCCCGCAGGAAGAACCCACGCCCTGTGTTCTGGTCGGAGCTACTCACCTTCGCGTCGTCGTCGATCCGCACGAAGGGCAGGAAATACTGCACAGGAGCGTACCTCCCGCTCTGGTCGAAATCACCGAGGCGGTAGTGCTCCTTGGCGATCAGGGCGTAGAAGTAATCCCCGAAGACCTTCTCCTGGAAGTGGTCCTGCCCCCGCAGCAGGCAGTTCCGCCCCGTAGTGATGTCCCCCACGATCTGCGCGATCCGCACGTAGGGTGCGTAGACGCTGCTGTGCGCCAGCGGGCCGAGGTACTGGGCTTGCCGGTCGTCCTCCACTTCTACATCGCCCAATGGTGGCCACCCGCCGAACAGCTTCGCCAAGCTGAACCCAGGGATGCCGTAGTTGCAGCCTTCCCAGTACCAGTCGACCGTTGCGCGGTCGTCCATGTGCTGCTGAGCCCACTGGGGGTCCATGCCGTGCAGGAGGAACGACTCGCGCGAAGACGGCCCGAGGCCGCAGGCGACCAGCGCCTCCAGGTTCTCCTTCGCCCACTTCTGGTACTTCTTCCAGTTCTCGGCGCTGCGCGAGTTCCACAGGCTCTGCGCGCGGATCGTGAAGGTCCCGCCTGTGGCGCGCGCGGCCTGTTGAGACAGCCACGCCAACGCCGCGTGTCCGATGTGAACCGGGCCGGAGGGCGACAACCGGAACCGTGTGTGCAGCGGCTCGGGATGCACGGGACTCAGCCCCCTCTCTTCCGTCCTTGGCGCGCCAGCTTCTCCAGTTGTGCGACGACCGCCTCGCCACGCACCTCCGGCGCGGGCAGCGGCCGCCCTTCGCGCGGGAACGCGAACGGAACCGACCGGCGCAGGTCGGCCAAGTAGGCCGTGACCGCCGGGAGCCCGGCCTGCTCTGCGGCCTCGATGGCCCGACAGTCCTTGACGCCCTGTGCGTAGCCGAGCAGCCCCGGCGTGTCGTGCCAGCCATCCGGCGACGGGATCGCGTAGGTGTGGTGGTCGTCCTTGGGCACACACAGGGAGCCGTCGCACCGCACCATCGTCTCGGCGGTGTGTGTCCATGACCACACCAGGACTTGCTCCGGCCCGTTGGCCCAGGCCCACAGGCCCAGGTACCGCATCCTCTCGTAGCTGCCGGTCGAGCCGTCGGTGTGCAGCGCCCAGAGGCGCTTGCCGAAGGCGCGGGCGTTCTTTGCCGTGTCCTGCTGCCACGTCTTCGCGGTGACGATCCACACGTCCAGTTGCTCTCCGAGCGTCTGCGGAGGCTCGCCCTCACGGACGGTCTTCGCCTCCATCAGGAAGTACCCGGCGAGGTTCCCGCCGACCTGGAAGTGGCAGTTGTGCGCCTTGAGGCGCTCGCGGGCGAGCCAATCGAGCATCCCCGCAACCGGCGCCGGGTCGTCGGCGATGTGCAACACCGGCGCCGGCCAGGGGAGCCGGTTTGACCGCTGCATCGCGTCGTAGATCAGCCTCGGGTTGGACTCGGCCACGGGCAGCGATTCCTTGAGTTTGCGCTCCTTCGCCCGCATGGCGGCCCGAATGACATCCGTGTCGGCGATGAACAGCATCGGCTCCCCTGGGCGCGCGAGCCCAGCGTCCATCATGGCTTCCACCTGCAGAACCATGCCGACTTGCGGCTCCTGCGGGCACAGTTGCGCGTAGCCGCCCTCCACGGTGCCGGTCGTCATGCCGAGCTCGGCCATGTGTCCGTAGACTTCGCGGTACCGGAACGGGTAGGCGAACCGGCCCAGGGCAGAGTAGAAGCCAAAGTGGATCATCCGTGCAGCCTCCTCAGGCATTCACGTCGCAACCGCTTCCAGTCTGTGAACGGCACCGGCTTCGGCGGAACGGGGCAGACGGTCGGCAGGCTGTCGGCCAGCTCTGACAGCCATGCCTCACTCCCGCCCTGCGCCGCCAGCCGGTCGAGCAACTCGTGGTCCCGAATGCCCTCCGCTGCCGCTTCCCACGCCGGGGTACTCACCGGCCCAGTCGGCGACGGATACACGAACGAGAACTCGTCGTCCTTCGCGTGCTGCTTGACGCCGTTCGGCAGGATGCCCGTGTTCGGGTCGTGTGTGTACGCCCAGTAGTAGAAGACCTTCGGGTTCGTCTTCCAGCACCACAGCCCGGCCACGTAGCGGTCGCGGTCGGGCTCGCGCGGGTACGCCCAGTAGGCACACAGGTCGGCAGTCGCCTCCAGCGCCTTCCGGCGCAGGTCGGGTTGCCACGTTGACGCCAGCACGATCCACATATCCAACCAGTCGGCAAGGTGTCCGTCGTACTTGACGCTCTCGGGGTCCAGGTAGAGGTTGTAGCCCGCGATCGCTGTACCGCTGCGGACACCCGCCGCCCAGGCTGCCGACCCGTTCGCGCGCACGGCTCCGATCAGCGTCGGGTTTGGCTCGTCCACGTTGCCGCAGACCAGCTCAGGCCAGCGCGCCGGGTAGCGCGCGCTGGCCTTCGACGCCGCGATGTCTTTGGGGTCCAGGCTCAACGCCAGCATCGGCGCGCCCGGCGTCGCGATCCCCTCCTCCACCATCATGTCAACCTGCCGTGCGAGGCCGATCACTTGGTTCGGCCCGAAGGCGTGGCAGGTGTTGCCGCTCACTGTCCCGTTCCGCATCCCGTGACGGTACTGGTCGCGAAAGTACAGACGCGCAAGGTCCGGGTACATGGACCGGTTGACCGACTCGTAGCAGCCGTAGAGCGTCGGGTCGGCAGAGACGAGAGTCGCAACGAGCAGGACGATCTGATGCACCGGTTACCTACCCTTCTCCGAGCCCGGCGGGGGGCCGGCCAACGCGTCTTCCGCTTGACGCTGCGCGCTCAGTTCGGCGCGCTCGTCCACGGTCATCTGCTGAACCTCATCGGCAGTTGGGGCTGAGTCGAGTTCCTGCAAGGCCTTCGCCGCGGCAGACCGATGGTGCACCTGAACGGCGACAAGGATCACCGCCACGAGGATAACGGCTCCGACGATAACGGCCTTCTGTGTCTGGTTCATGTCTCCGAGTCTCCTTTGGTGTGTGTGTGTGCTCAGTAGTACCAGCGGTACCACGCTCCGTCTCCCGTGGTCTTCCCGTCAGGCTGACCATCACCGTCTGCGTCTGCGTCTCCGGTGGACAGCGAGCGCCTCATCTCGCCAGGGGTGACACCACGAACGTGCCCGTCCAGGTAGGCGATGTTGTTCACGCCGAGGTGTCGGGCAGTGCCGTTGCCGTTCGCATCGATGAAGCAGTTGGGCCCGGCAGGTTCGGCCTTCGGTGGGATGCTCGTGCTCGCGTCGGCGATCAGCATTACCTCAGAGGGGTGCACCACACGTCCGCAGTTGTTGTAGTCGTAATTCCACGGCGGCGCGCTGGGGCAGGACGACGAGCGGCACTTCCCACCTCGGTAGGGGTGGAGTGCGTAGGAGCCACCAGACGGACACGACCACAGCGTTGAGGTCTGCCGCGCCGCGCTGTAGGCTTCGACGCGCTTTGAGACGAAGTTGCCGCAGTCGTTATAGGGGCCGAAGCGGTCGTGGTCCTCCACGTACATCATAATCGCAAGGGCGACCTGATGCAGGTTACTGGCGCACGAAGGGACCTTCGCCTTGTCGCGCGCCTTCGCGAACACGGGAAACAGGATCGCTGCCAAGATCGCGATAATCGCGATCACAACCAGCAGCTCGACTAGTGTGAATCCACGTCGCATGGTTCCGTCCTCCAACGCCCACTCAAGGGGCACGTGTACCCACGCTAAAGCGCGGGGTGCGTCTCGACTACTCAGCGCCGAACGTCAGTTGGTCGGTGGCGCGTAGCTTAGCCTCCTGCGATCGGACACGCTCGGCCTTTCGCAAGCGACTAATTTCGTCAGCCGCACGTCGCAGCAGCCACCCAACGTGGGGCGACTCAATGCGGCTCGCGGTGACCCGCATCTCCATCACTGAGACCTTCGTCTTCTTCTTCGTCTTCCTCAACGTCGTCCCCTTCTTGTAGCAGGTTGTCCAGCCGCAGCTCCCCGCCCCACCGCTCGTTGATCGTCACGTCCACCACCAACGGAACCCCGAAACCAGGGTACGGCTCCGCGGTCAGCACGTCCTGCATCTTCTCCGCCAGCTCCTCCGCCCGCCCCGCCTCAACTTCCACCAACACCGAGTCGTGAACGGTGTTGACAATCCGCCACCAGTCCTTATACCCCGTGATCTCTCGCGACAAACGGATCAGCGCGAGGTTGGTGATGTCCGCCGCGAGCCCTTGCACGAGGGAGTTAAACCCTTGCCGCAGGCATTCAGACAGCCCTCCCTTCCCATCGAGATCGTCCCAGCGTTTAGGCAAGTCCTTCAGGAACAACGCGGCCGGCAGACGACGCACACGACCCAGTGGGCTGACGACAAACCCCACATCCTTGACCTGCTGGTGCGTGTAGTCAATGAGGCGGTTCACCTCAGGGAACTGCTGCCGGTGCTTCGCGATGAGCGCCTCCGCCCGCTCCTTCGTGATGTTCAGCGTCGTGGCCATCTTCCCCGCACCCATGCCGTAGAGGATGGCGAAGTTCATGGTCTTGCCGGTCTTCCGCAGGTCCTTGTCGACCTGCTCGTAGGGCACCTCGAATATCTGGCTGGTGACCGCGGTGTGTACATCCTCCGCGGCCAGCGCGTCGAGCAGTTGTCGATCGCGCGAGATGGAGGCCAAGCAGCGGAGCTCCATCTGCCCGAAGTCCGCCTCGATGAACTTGCACCCCGGCTCCGGCACGTACAGTGGGCGCAACGACTCGGGCTGGTTTTGCAGGTTGGGGTCTCGTGCGGCGAGCCTCCCCGTCCGCGCTACGGTTTCGGTGTCAGGGTCGAACCCAAAGTAGGGATGCACCCGCCCGTCGTCTTTTATGAGACCCTTGTTCAGCAACCGCAGCACGTAGGTGCCGTCCAGCTTAGCGATCTTGCGACGTTGCTGCAGCGCCTCGATCACCCGCACCGCCGCGTCGTCGCGTTCGAAGGCGGCCGGGTCCCCGAGTGGGTCGGGGCGCAGCGCACCCCGTAGTTCCCCCAGGCTCAACCGATCGACACTCGGCTCCCCGCTGTCTGTCTTCTTGGGAGCCGACAGGCCCAGCCACTCGTACAGCACCCAGCGCATCTGGGCGTCGCTGCTGGGCTGGATGCCGAGGCCCATGTACGTGGTCCCGCCCAGGTTCTCCGGGGCCATGTACTCCACGGTCTTGTCCAACCACTTCGCGGCCGACTTCGCCTTGTTGCTGGAGGGGACCACCTTGGGGGCGCCCCGCCCATCCCACGACACCCCCCAGTCGGGGTGCTTCTCCTGAGCCTGCTCCACCCGCTGCTGAAGACGCTTGTGGATCATCGGCGGGCGGATGGCGCTGAGCGAGACGCCGCCAAACGCCACCGCGTTCAGGGCGGCGTCGGCTTGCTGGATGTACCGCTGCATCGCGTCGTGCGTCGGGGCCAGCGCCTCTCGGTCCACGCGCAGGCCGGCCGTCTCGATGTCGAGTAGGACACTCAGCAAAGGCTGTGTGAGGTCGGTGTACAGCGGAATCGGCGAGTGGTGCAGAAACGAGAAGAAGCGCGGGTGGTTACGCATGGTGTCGCAGCAGCGCCAAGTGCAGTACGCATCCCGTGCCGCGTACTGCCCCAGCAACTGCAGGTCCACGTAGTGGTTGCCCTTGCGCTCCGGTGCCTGCTCGTTCAGCGCCTCCTGCAGTTCGTCCTTCCAGTCCGGGGCGTTCAGCAGCCACCGGCTGATGTACTGCAGCCCGTGCGGGCGGGTCTCGTCAAACAGGTGGTGCATCGGAAGCACGTCGTCCGTCAGGTTGGGGCGGAAGCCCAGGTGGCGCTCGATCCAGCGGCAGTCGAACTTGCCGTTGGCCGTGATGGTCGGGAGCTCCGTGAGGACCTGCCGGAGCAGAGCACCCAGCTCCTCGTCGTCACCGTACCCACCCTCCGCGTGGCACAGCGGAACAAAGAAGGAGAGGTCGCCGTCCGAGAACGCCACGCCCACCAGCGCCCCCCGGTACTCGTCGAGCGCTTCCGTTTTCGATGCACCCTGCGTCTCGATGTCAAACGCTACGGGCGCCCCCCGCTGCAGCAGCTGGCGCAGCTTCGCCACACAGTCATCGCGGCTGAGGGTGCCGTGCATCCGAGGGAGCACGAGGGGGCGGAACTCCCCTCGCACCAGTTGAACCGCCCGATCGAGGCAGGCGAAGAAGGCGCCAAACAAGTCAGGCTGACGCAGCACCGCCGCCGGGTGTAGCCCGCGGACGGTCCGCGCCTTGCCCCACAACCTGATCTGGCCCGCTCCCGGCTCGACCCCCGACATGGACCCGCTGTGGTGGAGAGCAACATGCGCCTCGTTGCCCAGGGTCAGGATGACCTTCGGCTGGACCCCGTACAGCGCCGGGTGCAGGTGGCGGCGGGCGCAGTCCACGACCGTCTTGTGGTCGAACTCGAAGCCGTCTGGTGGAGGCCCGCAGGAGACGGCGTTGGCGATGAACACCCGCGTCGCGTCGACGTTGAGCCGCTTCAGCGCGGCCCGCAGCAGCTGCCCAGAGACGCCCACAAACGGCTGCCCCTGCCGCGCCTCGTCCACGCCGGGACTCTGGCCGACAATCGCCAAGTCGGCACGGGGCGGGCCGCTGGGGCCGACGCGAGTTGTGTCTCGAAGCGGGCAGTCCGCGCACACGTCAGTCACCAGCCGCCTCCCTCAGCAAAGGCTTCACGTGTAGGAGCACCTTGTCGAACGTCTCGTCCTCGCTACAGTCCGTCGACACCATCGGGAGCCCCCACGTCTTGGCCTCTTGGGCGTACCCGTACCGCACTCGGCGCTGGAAGTCGTCCCCTTTGCGCTCGAAGAACTGCTCGCCGTCCACCTTCCCACGCCGGCGGAACAACACGATGGTCAGCGACGGGGACCGGAAGGGTCCGCACGCGGTCCGCTCGACATCCCAGACGTTACGGAGGGGCAACGCCAGTCCGTACCCGGCGTAGACGAGACCCGAGAGTGAGTGGCGGTCTCCCACCACCCACGTACCGGAGGTCAGCGCCGGGCGTACCACCCGCGCTACGTGCTGCGCCCGCATCGAGGCGAACAGCAGGTGGAGGGCCACGGGCTCCAGCCGCCCCCCGACCGCGTCCCCCACGGCCGCTTCGTACAGCGCCGCCGCCGCGGGGTCCGCCGACTCCGACTCTTTGGCCAGGATCGTCGGGACGCCTGCGTCGACGAGCCACTGCGTCAATCGACGGGCCATCGTCGTCTTGCCGACACCGTCCGCGCCATCGAAGACGATGAACTTGCCGTAGTCCACGTTACCCCTCCAGTGCCCGTCCGAGCTGGTCGCCGAGACGCAGCGCCTGCACCGACCCGGCCGGCAGGCCGCCGCACTGGGCGAGCAACTGACGGAAGAGGGATGGGCACGGGTAGTCCCCGCGGCGGCACATCGCCTGGAAGGCCGCGATCAACAGCACGATGGGGTCCTGGCCCACGAGAGGGCTGCCGCACACCGCATCCCACTGCTCGGTCAAGGCGGTGTGGCCCCCGTGCAGCAGTAGGTCCCGCAAGGACTCGATGGCGGGGTGGGGCAGTTCTGGAGGCGACTCGATGCTCAGCGGCGCCGCTTGGGAAACGGGCGGCGGGGGCGGCGGCTCCGGGGGCAGCGTGATCCCGCCATCCACATCCGGTGCCGCGGGGCTGGTCCCCCAGCCAGCCGGCAGCTTCGGCAGTTCCGGCTGGCGCTCGGTGTCCAACGTCGCCGGGGTCTCACGCCGCACACGGTCAGGGGGCCCGGTGGGGGCGTTGAACCCTTCCCAGCCAGCCACCTTCACGCCGGCCTCCAGGCCGTTGTCCCCCCACTGCACGATCTCGCCGATGCCGTGCGCCCCCACGAACTGCGTGCCGGGTGGGAAGTTCTGCGGCGTCAGGGGCGTCATCGTCGCCTGCTGCAACAGGTCGTCTCGGGTCATCTGATTGGCTCCTCAAGGCTATGGGTTGGTACACCACGGCAGCTTCACACAGTAGCACACAACACGGCGCGTGTCAAGACCTGTTCTTCCACCAGCGCCAGCAGCCCCTCCACCCGCCCGTCGTCCCCGTTCACCGCCGCGGCATCCAAGTCCCGCAGGAGACGGGGGTCCACGAGTCCCTCGTCGATCAGCACGGACAAGGCGCAGAACCGCTCCCCCAGGTGCACCCAGTCCACCGTGCGAGTGGTCGTCGGGGGCAGCACGAACTCCGGGGCGTCGCCGTCGATCGCCAGCGTGTCGGGCTTACCGAGAAAGCGGACGAGGGCCAGCGCCGAACCACCCCGGGAGCAGCCGTAGCACACCCACACTTCCTTGGTCGAGTGGATGAACAACGACGCGTTCCGGTCGTCATGGTTCGGGCAGATGGTGGCGTACTCCAGACCGCGGGGTTCGAGTGTCAGCCCGCACGCTTCCGCCACTTCCAGGATCGGCTTCAAGGGTCGCATGTTAGACCTCGGTCGCCTGCTCGAAGATCAGCCCAGCCTTCAGGTCGAACACCAGAGGGATGCTGTAGCCGCACGGTCCGTCGCGGTCGATCAGCACTTGGAGGTCGGCGGTGCTGGGGCCGGTGGGCCAGATACGCAGCACCCAGAAGCAGGTCCGTCCCCAGGTGTCGGCCTCGGCGATGCACTCCGGCCCGCTGCTCTTTTCGAGGCCCTTATCGCGAGTGGTCTGCAGGTCACAGACCATCGCCACTTCGCAGTCCTGGGCGATACGGTCCAGGTGCTCGACCACCGCCTTCTGCTTGTCCCGGTCGTCGCTCCACTTCTCCGCCGGCGTCTGTGACTGCCCACTGTCCACCACCACCACCTCGACCCCGTGCTCCTGGGTGTGCTGTTTGACCAACCGCTCGATGTCGCCCGTGCTGCGAACCGCACGTGGGTCTGAAATGAGCAGGGGGGTGTGGTAGTCACGGACGGCGTGCCAGAACTCCTCGTACTCCTTCCACTGCTCGTCGTCCAACCGGGCCCGGCGGAGCTGCCCCATCAAGTCAGGGTCCCAGCGCCCGTGGCTCAGGGCGTGCTTCTCAGCCAAGCAGATCGCGGCGAACCGTCGCACCTGCAGGTCGGTCAGCATCTCGTGGCAGATGATGAGGGGGGCGTGGCCTTGCGTCCACGCTGAGATACCCATTCGCAAAGCGGTCATGGACTTCCCCGATTTCTGCCGCCCGGCCAGCAGCCCGAGCTGGCCTTTGTACAGCCCGCCCCTCCGTTGGTCGAAGGTGGGAAAGCCGCTGCCGATCCCCCGCGCCAAGTCAGGGTTGCGGCGCTTGGCCAGCATCTCCGCCAAGTGCGCTTGGGCGATCTCCTTCAAGTTGACCACGGGGTGCTGGCCGTTGGTGCGGAGCCGGTCGCGTACATCCTGGAGGCCCTTGATCGTCGCATCCAGCGAGTCAGGAACATCGGTGAGGGTTTGGGGGGAGCACGCATACGCCACACGGTTGTGCGACATGGCCGCCCACCACGCGGTGAGGTCGTGCTCCAAGGCGGCCAAGTCGGTGACCACGAGGGGTTGCTGCAGCGCCTGCGCCACCGTTGCGATCACCTGCGCGCGCTGCTCGGCGTCTCCGCCCAGCCGCTCAAAGGCCAGCGGCGGCATCGGGGCCCCGTGCTGCCGCGCGTACTCCAACGCTTCCACGAAGGCCACCGACTCCGGTGTCGGAACGAAGGCCCGCCGCGATTCATCGTATGCCTGCAGGAGGTTGCTCAGGAACTCGGTGTCCCGTCCGCTGAGGGCCTGCAGCCCCTCGGCGCACAACGCGTAACGTAGCAGTGCCCGGCGTGCAGTCGGAGTCAAGTCTCAGCCTCGGTAGGGAGGATTGCTGGCTACGCCCCCCGGACCTCCAACACGATGTCGTCCCTCACGATCAGCTTCCCACCTTCCAGGGCCACCTTCAGGTGCGTGCCCTCACTCACTTCCACCCAGCCCTCCACCTGCCCCCGGTGCACCAGCGTGCCGAGGACCAAGCCGCGGGCCTCCTCGCAGCGCTGCTCGGCCGCGGCGATGGCTTGCTCACGTCGCAGCTTCTCTTGGTGCCACTGCTGCCGCATCTGCAGCGCAGCCTGGATGTGCTGGGGGGATGGGCCCGACTGGGCTTGGTATATCCGGTGCGTCACGTCTTTGTCCAGTTGTTCCAGCTCGGCGCGGGCGTGCGTGATCTGTGCGGTGAGGTCGTTGACGATCTCCTGGATCAACGTCTCCGTGACGACGGCCTGGACAGCCACCATCCGCTTGATGAGCATCTACTCCTCCTGCGCGGCGAACGCCGCAGCGTATTGAGCCAGTCGGGAGAACAGCTGACTTGTCGCTCCGCGGTCAATGAAGAGCGGCCCGGAGACCGGGTGGTCAAGCACGACGCAGGTCTCAGGGTCAGAGAACACCGCCGCGAAACTGGCGGCGGACGCGGAGTCGATCAGCGCTTCGCTCTTCGTAGGCAGGGGCTTGACACGCGCCATGCTTCACCGTCCTTTGATTTCCTGCAGCAGCAGGTTCTCCATCGCGGTCCGAGGACGCCACGCTCCAAAAGCACAGAAGGCGCTGCGCTGCCCGCTCGTCACCCGAGCCAGCATCTGCTGCGCCATCTGGTCGATCCACACATCACCCGCTTGCGCCAAGTCCGGGTAGGCCCAGGCCACCAACGTCGGCTCCATCCAAGGCTGGCGCATCATCTCCCAGCCTCGCCCCGCCCAAGCGGGGACGAGCACGAACCTCGCCTGCCGACCGTGCAGCAACTCCACCGACACCAAGTGCTCCAGCAGCAGCCGTGCCCAGGCCGGGTCTTCCGCGCACTCCACCAGCAGGGTCTCCTTGGAGGGGTCGATCCCCCGCAGGTCACAGGTGTTGACCAGCCGCTCCAAGCCACTGCCGGGCAGCAACTCCTGCGCGTCATCGTTCCGGCGCCGCTCACACCGCCGCCACCTCCCGTCGCCCACCGGGAGTAGCCCGGGGCAGAGACGCTCCGCTGAGGCTTGGCACGCGGCGCAGTCCGCTTCATGCACGGCGTCAGTACCTCCTCGGTCGACAACGACAGCCGCCCAGGATCATGGTATCTACCTCATCAGCGCCCAAGTGTAGCAGGAACACAGGTGACTGTCAAGGGGGTGTACGCTGGACGCCTCTGGTTCTGCGGGGGCCGGCGGGGAACCAGTACCCGCCGGCCGGGTCCGCATGGCGCTCCCTCGGGGTTGCAAGCCGCCGAGGTCTGATAGGAGGCCGACACCTGCAGCCTACCCACCTCCAGCGCCGCCCAACCAGCAGGGGCGATCGAACACCCGTTCGACACTTGGCAAGTTCCTTGCTGTAGTTAAGACGTAAGACGTTAGTCGTAGTAGTTAAGTCGTTAGGACTTCTCAAAGGTAGACTTTCCCTTAAGTGTTTCCTCCGAAGGAGGAAACGCTTAAGGGGAAGGATACGCGGGCTTCACAGAAACGCCACACGTGCACAGATGTAGACACCAGCGACGGCAAACGGCCGCCGTCGCTTCCAGCCGCCGGCAAACGGCCGCCGGCGCCTGGAAGGTTGGGACGACGTTGAGGCTGCTCACTTTACGGCAGCCGAACGATGGCGGCCAGCCGCTGTTCGGCCTCCTCGACGGTGCACCCCAGAACCGCAGCTAGCTGGGTGAGTTTGGTCCAGAGCTCCAGGTCCTTCTGCATTTCAGCCGGCGCCGCCCGCACGTCGCTGCGTTGCCTTGGCCACCACCACGACGCTGCCGAAGCCAGCGTATCCCAGCTGAGCTGGCTCTCGGCCTGAAGTGCCTGGGCCTCGGTGTGCAGCGTAGCCCACAGCATCCTCGTTCGGGTGGTGTGGCGAGGGACGCCCCCGTAGCGCGTGGAGAGCGCCCACCAGTGCCGTACAAACTCCGACTTGGTCATCTCCGCCCTCCGATGCTTGCTACTACCGGTTGTAGTAGCAGGCGTTCTGAGCCGATCTGGGGGCCTTGTCGTTCCCAGTGGCGTCCTGGGTGCTGATCGCGCTCATCTTTTGCTGTAGGGGCCTAGAAACTTTGTCTAGGCCCCTTGCGTGGTGGCCGCCGTCTACGCCTCGCTGGGTTGGAGCAACTGGCGCAGCTTGTCCACCGCGCGCCGCAGCATCCCGGGGGCCTCGGCCGCCCGCTGCTGCGGTGTCGTTCCGTGCTTGAGCAAGGCCGCGATGAAGCGGGCGTCGGCCCGGTCGGCGCCCAGGCACACCCGCGGGCTGTGCCCGATCCTGCGGAGGGTCTGGCGGTGGAGGTTCGTAGACTGTCTCCACCCCTTGAGGAACTCTCGGACCTTGGGAGCGAGTCTGCCCCGCAGGAAGATGTCGGCTATCCGAAGTTCCTTCTGCATGGCGTGCTTGGTGTAGAGCATCACCTTCCGGTTCCGCAGCCACTTGGCAACGCCGCGGTCGATCAGAATGAGCGCCAGCCGCGCGGCCTGAGAGGGGCTCAGGTCCAGCTCGCGAGCGGCGTCGCGGATGACGTACCGCAGTGCGTTTTGGCGGTAGCCGTGGATCGCCTCGGGTGGGTCGAGCGGGTTGCGGTGATCGACGGGCCGGTACAACCACTCCCACTGGGGCCGTAGGTCTCGCATCACTTCTTCCTCCAGAGTTCGACAGCGTAGTCTGTCAGGGTGTACACGAAGGCGCCGAGGATGATGCCGAGCGGCGCCGCGACAATCCAGCCGAGCAGGACCAGAACGACGTGTTGTGGGGCCAGCCACAGGGGTGGGCCGCCGGCGAGGCAGACGATGGCTGACGTGAAGAGCCACAGCACGAGCAGCACATCTCCGATCAACCACACAGCGGCGATCTTGTTGAGCACTGGCTTTCTCCTTTCGTTGTAGCTACAAGCACGAGCAGCCAACTCACCGCCAGTCCGAGCCACCCTACCACCAGCGCCTCCGGTGTGGGCCAGCCGGGTGGGTTTGCGGTGCGGACGTGAACGTAGAGCCACACCGGACAGTACAGCGCGATTGCGGCGGGGCTCAGCGCTACGATCCACACCCACACCGCGCAGATCGTGCGGCACCTCCGATGGGTGCCCTCCACAAGGCTCACCTCTCTTCCTCAGTTTTAGGGCGGTCGACGATGAACCCGAACTTCTCGTACAGCTCAATGCGGCGTTTGGCATGGCCGCTGAGCCAGCGCGCCTGATCCAAGAAGTCCAGCATGTACGCCGCTCGCTTACCGGGCGCCGGCGTCATGCACCGCAGTCGCTGCATGACGGGGATGGCGCTTTGCTCTCCCGCGGCGTTGACCACACAGTCCAGGCTTTGCACATCCACCCCCTCTCCCATCACGGTGGAGATGGCGACCATCTTACGCTTTTCCGCCAGGGCCGTCAAGGCGGCGTGGCGTTGGTCTCGGGTGTGCTTCCCGTAGAGCAACACCGCCTCCGGTAGCAGCTCGGCGAGTACGTTGCCGTGGGTTGTCTGGCGCACGATGATGCACACGCTGCGGTTCTCGCGCACGTGCTGGTTGGTCCAGTCGACGATGAGGCGGTTGCGGTCCTCGTTGCCTCGGATGTAGTCGGCGTATATCTGGCTCCAGACCGCGCGGCCGGGGTACCGCCGTGGGGGCACCTGCGCCACGGTGACCTGCGGCCGGATGAGGTAGGGCATCCACTCTCCGGTGGTGTCGTCGCCGTGGGTGAACAGGTACTCGTAGTCCACGCTCCAGACCACGCTGCCGCCCAGCGCCTCCAGCCTCAAGCCGTCCGCCTTGGTGTCCCACGGGGTGCCGCTGGCGAAGCGTCGGATGTGGGCGTTGTGCATGTTGCGTAGCGTGCCGCTGTCGATCGGCTGGACGGCGTGGTGAGCCTCGTCGCGGTAGAGATGGGTGCTGCGGTCGAGGTGCTCCACGATGTCCTGGTACCGCGTCGGCACCGCTTCTTGCGAGTCGTAGAACAGCCGTTTGTTGACGGCCTGAACCCGGTTGTGCTGCTTGAGCGCAAGGTGGGCGCTCTGTGCGGTGATGATGGTCAGGTCCCCGATCTCGCACAGGCCGTCTCCCACAAGGCCGATGGTGCGGCGGGGGAACAGAGCGCGGAACACACGCCGCGTCTGCTCGGCCAGGATGATGGTGTCGCAGAGCCACGTGGCGGGCGGGCAGCCCCGCCGGGCCCAGTCCCTGGCGAGCATCAAGGTCTTCCCTGAGCGGGGCGGCGCTTCTAGGATTCCCCACCCAAAGTTGTCCAGAGCTAGCACCGCTGCTTGCTGATACGGCCGAAGCGGGGGGAACAGCTCGATGTCTGTATCTCTTTGCTCAGGTTTGGCGGCCTGAACTTGTACAGACATGCCCCGTTTGGTGAGAATGTGGACGACGCGGTTGAGCAGACCTCGTGGGAAGGTTAGTGCAACTCTGACCCCAGATTCTTGTGCACAGTTGGTACAGGTGTCGCTGCCCTCCAGCCGCTTTCCGCACCGCCGGCAGTAGACGAGGAAGTCGCCGGCGCAGACAGCCTTGGCGATCTCGTCATCCCAGTAGGTGAGCTGCTGCTTCAGGTTGTACCTGATGTCCTCTGGCAGCTCGTCGTCAATGCGGCAGCGGTGGGCGAGGACCCGCCCGTTGGCGATGGACGGCTGGATGGTAACAGTCATGGGTAGGTGGGGTCGGTGTGGACTCGAACCACAACCGGAGGCGTTCCCGGTTCGCACTCGCCAGCTCCCTTCT